TAAGCCCACACAGAAGCTTGTAAATGCAAATGCCCTTGCCACAGGAAACAGAGTACAGGTAGATAGTCTTACAGGACTTGACAGATTTGCAGCAGTTGCAGAGATTGTCAATATAATGAAGAAATCACCTTATAAGAATGTTCTTATAGATGATATGAACTATCTTGCTCAGGATTTCTATATGGCAAATGCCATGAAAGGTGGATGGGATACTCCTAAGCAGATTGGTTATGGTATGGGTCTCATCTTTGATTCTTTCAAGGGATTCCCTGAAGATAAGAATATCATCTGCTGTGCCCATTATGAGGAGTATAAGGACAGGAATGGTGATTCCATTTCCTATAAGTTCAAGACCACCGGAAAGATGGTTGATGACTATATTACTCCTGAGGGTAAGTTTGATATTATCCTCTTTGGCAAGGTAGGGTATGATGCAGAAAACAAGAGGCCTATCAAGCACTTTGTCAAGGAGTTTGATGGAGAATATCCTGCTAAAGACAGTCTTGGTGCATTGGATGACCTTCCTGATGAGATTCCTAATGATTTGTCTATTGTTGTAGACAAGTTAAGAGAAGTTTATGGATAGGGATGAGACTGTAAGAATATCAAGGTTAGTTGCTAATAATAGTATTACTACAGGTGACATCAGTATGGTATTGATGCAATACTGTATAGAACAGGGCAAGCCTTACTATGAGACTACCCTGTTTGTTACCAAGTTATTAAGTAGTGCACAATTGGCAGCATGTTTTATAACAGCCCTAGACTATTATGAAAGGAAATTCACAATATACAAGCTGTGGGATAAGCCTAATATATTACAGAAGTCTGGAGGATTAGGACAATTATTACAGATATTTTAGTAACAAGTATTTAAGTATTTTTTTTTTTATTTTAGCAAGAAAAGTATGAATAAGACATTGACAGTAAGACAGTTTGCAGGTGTAAAAAGAATTGCACAGAATGTTAATCCTTTGGTAGTGAAGAAGAATAAGATTGCTGCCAAGATTGATGAACTCAATGCAGAGTATATTGCCCTGACTGAGGAGATTGAGGGACATGAGATGGGTGTCAAGGCTTTGACAGGTGGTCTCACAAGTGAAGACTTGGTTGTCAAGAAGGTAGAAGATACTGGTAAGGCTGATAAGGATGGTAAGCCTGTAAAGGTTACTAAGTATGAACCTAAGGCTGGTGTAGTAGTGTTCAATGAGGAGGCTAATGTATATGAAATTCATGTAGAGGAGCCTGCTATTGACAATGTTACTCCTGGGACAGTAGATGATGCCGAGAAGGCACCTGAAGTAGAGGTCAAGGCAGAGGGAGATTCTCCCTTTCCTAACATCTCCCTTACTGAGTTCATTAAGAACAAGCAATAAAATAACAAGAAGTAAAATTAAATAAATTGAATAGAAATGAATAAAAATATTAATTTTAGTTTTATGGCTTTTGGTAAAGCAGTAGAGAGTAAAGAAGGTGGAAGTATTAAGAGGTATATTGGTGCTTCTCCTGTATATGTTTTAGCAGTTAATCCCACAAAAGAAGAAAGAAATAAACTGTTGAATGCAGAAATAGACTCTGAGCCTGAATATCTGAGAGAAAGAGAGGTAGATGGTAAGAATGTACCTCAAGTTATGGTTACTTTCTATGTCAAACCAGATGTAGAGGGAGATATAATTATTCCTATGACTTTCTTTGTAGATAAATCCTATAGGTATAATAGAGACAAAACTAAGGTACAAGTAATTGATAAATATGGTTATAGTGCTTGGGCTACCCCAGAGGATCTGAAAAATAAAGCGACTCTTAAAAGTAGCACTGGTAAAGCCCTTAGAATTACTACTGAATACAGGCCTGCCTATAATGGAGAAATACAACTTATTGAATTTATTAAGAGCTATCTTAATTTTGATGAAGCACTTTCCTATGTTAATGGTGAATGGGTTAAGAACCCCAAAGTAGCTAACATGGAGGAGTGTGAATGTTCCCTTGATATGGATAAGCTGTTTAAGGGAGATTTCTCTGAACTTAATGAAGTTCCTAAGCTTATGCCTAAGAATAAAGTCAAGGTGATGTTTGGAGTAAGAACTACTGAGGATGGAAAACAATATCAGGTAGTATATACTAACAAAGTACTTAGAAATGGAGCAAGAGATTACAGTGAAATAGATAAGGACTTACAAGAAAGAAAGAATGCCGGAGCATTCTCTAATGTGGAGTATGATATTAAACCCTTTAGAGAATATACTGTAGAAGCTACTGACTTCAACAACCCAGGCTCAAGTGACATGCCTTTCCCTAAGGCAGAAGAGTCTTCTCCTTGGGATTTTGGTAAATACTAACTTTTAAACTAAACAGTTATGGCTATTGGCAAGAGTAATCCTTCTGTGACTTTAGATGATATTCTAAGTAAAACTACAGAAGCAGATATTTTAGCTTATTATCTTGGAGTTACAGAAATTCCCTGTGTAATTCATTCTCCTTTAAGAATAGATGATAAGGCTTCCTTTGGACTTTATTCCAGAGATGGGCATAGAGTCTACTATGTAGACTTTGCAACTAAGGACAGAGGAAATACTTTTGATATTCTTTGCAAGTTGTGGGGATGCAATTATATAGAAGCTCTTGCCAAGATAGCTCATGATATTTCTAAGTTCAGTACAAAAGACCTAGGTATAAATACTTCAAAGCAACACTTAACTCCTAAGATTTTCAAGCTCAATAATACAGAGCTGCAATGTAAAGTCAGAGATTGGGCACCTCATGATATTGAGTATTGGGCATCCTATGGAATAAGTCTTGACTGGCTGAAGTATGCAGAAGTTTATCCAATATCACATAAGATTGTCATCAAAGATGGTAATAAGTATGTATTTGGAGCTGACAGATATGCCTATGCTTATGTAGAACATAAGGAAGGTAAGGTTACTCTCAAAATCTATCAGCCATTTAACAAAGGTGGTTATAAATGGAGTAATAAACATGACACTTCTGTGGTAAGTCTATGGACTAAAGTACCTGGATATGGAGAGCAAATTTGCATTTGCTCCTCATTGAAAGATGCTTTATGTCTATGGGTTAACACAGGAATACCCTCTCTTGCAATACAGGGTGAGGGATATAGGATGAGTGATACTGCAATTAGTGAACTGAAAAGAAGATATAAACAAGTCTTCATTTGCTTGGATAATGATGAGCCAGGATTGAAAGATGCTCAGAAGTTAGCTGAGGAAACAGGATTTACTAATGTAGTATTGCCACCCTTTAATGAAGGGAAAGATATTTCAGACTTGTATAAGGCTAAGGGCAAAGATGAGTTCCTTAGAATAATCAAGCCTTTATTCAACTCTTCAAGACAAGAGGACAATGATTGGGATGATTTGCCCTTTTGCATAGATTAAATAAAAGAAAAAAAAAATTGAATGGGTATGAAGGAATGGAGAGAAATAGATGGATTCCCTAATTACATGGTAAGCAATACTGGGGAAATAAAGAGCCTCAATTATAATAAAACTGGTAAAGAAAAGGTTCTAATCCCTCATAAGCTGAGTAATGGTTATTTAGGTATTAACTTATATGATAATGACAAGAAGAGTTGCTATCTTCTAATACATAGATTAGTAGCTCAAGCATTCCTGCCTAATCCTAATGGATGTAGGATTATTAATCATAAGGATGAAAATAGAAGCAATAACTCTGTAAATAATCTTGAATGGTGTAGTCACAAGTATAATCTGAATTATGGAAACAGGAATAGTAAGCTGTCTAATAGCCTGACTAACAATCCCTTCTTTAGTATCCCAGTCCTTCAATACTCTAAAACAAGAGAATTTTTTAAAAGAATTTCCAAGTATAGCAGAAGCTGCAAGGACAGTGAACAATGGAAATATAAAAGCAGCTGTTACTAATATTTTAAAATGTTGTAATGGTGTAGCAGATACCCAATTTGGCACTGTTAAAAGAAAAACAGCCTATGGTTATATTTGGAAATTCAAAACATTGTGAAACATAAAATATTAAAAAGTTATGCAAAGTCGTAAAATTACAGTAATACAGACTAAGAATCAGAAGAAGAGTGTTATTATGTCAGCAGCCACGACCCTTGCTGAGTTGAAAAGTGACCTGAGAGCCAATGGTATTGACTATAATGGTATGACCTTCTTTGAAGGTACATCAAAGGTTGAATTGAAGAATGATGCTTCAGTTCTGCCACATGATGTTCCTTATAAGGGAATTGTCACCAATGAGTTGGTTTTCATGCTTACTAACACCAACAAGAAAATTAGGTCTGGCGCAATGAGTAGAATGGAGGCATATGCTGAAATCAAGAGAAGGGGTCTTCAAGATGCTTGCCTTAAGAAGTTTGGCAAAAACTTCACTATGTGTAAGACTGCTGACCTTATTGCATTGGTACAGAGCAATGGTGCTTCAAAACCTGCTCCTGTAGCACCTGCAAGTAATGGTGGTGAGTGTGTTGATACTGTAGCAAGAGCTGCTATCAGCAAGTTGGTGGAAATTCTTGAGGACAATGGCACAATTGAAGATTATGAGAAAGAGAAAGTGCTTGGTATTCTTGAGGGTGCAGTAAAAGTTGCACCATCTGAGGAGTATAAGCCTAAGCCAGCTTCTCCTTACTCTGATGATGAGATTAATGATATGTTTGAAGGAATGAGTATTCATTAATAACAGACAATAGGTAAGAGGGTAGAGATACCCCCTTACCTATTTTTTTTTACAGTAATATGAGTGGAGAAACAATTAAATTAATTGAGGAGAAGATAGAGGAACTATATAACTCCTTGATGGACAAGCCACTTCGAGTATTAGGCATATTCAATGATTTCTTTGGAGAGGATAAAGTTGATATGCAAGGATATTGGAGTTTGGACAAGTTCAAATCTTGGATGAATATAGAGCCTTTATCTACTTATATTCCTGATGGTAATATTGTAAGCATGAACATGAATGACTGGAGCATGTATAAAACATGGTCTATTACTGATTTACCTGGAGACCAGGTAGAAAAGGTTGTAAATGTGCTTACAAATACTACAGTAAAGGAAAGAATTGGTAATGCTAAGTTCAATGGCATATTCATACTTGTGCATTTCCCTCATGTAAGAGTGACTAATGAGCATGATAGATTTGTGGATATTAACCACTTATGGGCTAAAGTAAAGGTGTCTTATAATGGTACACTGAATGGAGGATTCACACTTAACAGGTCAGAGTATACCCTGCTTCACATCAGAAGTCATTACATGCACAGTCATATCAGTAGTATCCCTACAGGGGATTTCACCCAATTCCAAAATCCTTGTACAGGCAGTGGTCCTATTAATGGTACTATTAGTGCCCTCAATAGGGATTATGATGAGGATATGTGGAATATGTTCTGCCTTGAACTGAGTAAGTATGTGACTGTAGAATCTGTTGCTGGAGTACCTTATAATTACTTGGAGAAGTTAGGTACCAATGATATGGAAGTAGGTGTAGATAGATTCATTACATATCTGTCTCCTAGTTACTATGAAAGTGTCATTACTCCTGATAAATTCAGGGAGTTTGTAAGGTACTTTATTAGCTCTAAGAAACTCAAATTTAACTATGTCAATGGCTCTTATTCTATTGGTATGTCACTCATTGAATTTATTGTACTTATTAGTAATGAGTTCATTAAATGGTATAATGACCAATTCAATAAGGAGGAATTGACTGCTAAATTTGCAGACTTGAAGAGACATGATATCTTGATAGAGTGTATCATAGACAATGGGAAGATTTACTATGATGGGGACAGGAATAATGTAAATAATTATGCTCAGTATATAGGCAAGAAAGTGTGTGTATTCAAGGGAAGAGAGATAACTGTAGATATTACAGATATTGCGGAAGTAAGGAATGAGAACAAGAGTATAATACTCAATACTCAGACTGCACTGTATATATTAAATATAATTCTTAAAGTGTTAAACTACAGATATGGAAGAAACAAAGCAACCCACGAAAGTAATCAGCTTGGTACAGAAGTCAGGTACTTATAATTATAAGCTGATTATCCCAGCAGAAGTGGAGAGAAAGATAAGATTTGCCTGCCAAAAGGTGTGGAGTACTGAATGGTCAGGTACATTATTCTTTACACATGAAGGTTCATTTGAAAATAATGACCTTGTAATAAGATGTGTGGATATTTACATTATGGATATTGGTACTCAAGCCTATACAGAGTTTGATATGAATCCTGATGTGATAGCCTATATGTGTGAGAATCCTGAGCTACTTGATTGCCAAATGGGTCTTATACATTCCCATAACAATATGAGTACCTTCTTTAGTGGAACAGATACTGCTACTCTGAAGGAGGAAGGTAGGGATAGAAATAACTTTGTATCTCTCATTGTGAATAATGCAGGTACTTATACTGCCGCCATTACCAGGAGAGTAAAAAGATATAGTCAAATTGAGGACATGTTAGTATATGAGTTCTTTGGTGATGGTGAAAAGCATGATACTAAGAAATATGTAAGCAATGCAGATGAGATTGAATGGTTCTACCTTAAAATAGAGAAAGAGGGTGAAAACTACTCTTTCCCTGATATGGATGCAAGACTTGAAGAAATCAAGCAAGCTAAGGCAGAGAAAGCCAAGAAAGCTCAGACACCTACATATCAAGGTGGTTATAAACCTGTTATTGCTAATTCCTATGGTACAAAGGCAGGTCCAGCAAATCTTGTCAAGAAGGAAGCTAATAAGCCTAAGGTAGTTCAGCCAACTCTTTTTGATGATATAGATGACTTGCCATTTGAAGAGGAATATGACATACCTTATGGTCAAGTATCATTTGATAAAGTTACTTTGAAGTTTCTTGTACTTCAATTGATTACAGGCAGCATTATTATCTCTAATGATAGTAAGATTGACATTACCAAATGGGCTAAGTCAATGCCTGCATTGTATGAAAAGAGATTTGGTAAGGGTGAAGAAGGCATGAAAAATTTCAAAATGTGGGCAGATACCTATGCAGAATATCTGACATGGTATGTGACAGATGAGAAGTTGGAAGAGCTTGGCTTTGATGAAACAGAAATTTGTGCTATTTGTGCCCATGATATGATAGAGGAGCTTACAAAACTCCCTGAAAATGATTATATCAAAGGGTATATTGATGCACTTCAAAAATATTTAATATTATGAATGAAGAAGTAACAGCCCAAGAAAGCCTTCCTGCAACTTTACAGGAAGCTTATAATTCTTTTATAGAGGACCTCAATGAGAGTACTATACCTGAATCAGATAATCCTATGGAAAATGATGGTGATAGTATTAGCTCTGGACTTTCAGAAGAAGAACAGGCTATCCTTGACCAAGCTGTAGAGGATGCACATCAGGAAATACCTACAAACTCTGCAACTTTGCTTGTAGATGAAGCTACAAGTAGGTTTAGTTCTGCCATTTGGTATGAGAATATTCAGAAGAAGACTATCATTTTGGCAGGTGTAGGTGGTATTGGTAGTTATGTAGGCTTTTTATTGGCAAGAATGAAGCCAGCTTCCATGTTTATCTATGATGATGACATAGTGGAAACTGTCAATATGTCAGGTCAGTTATATGGTCAGTCTGATTTAGGCAGAACTAAAGTATCTGCACTGGCTGAGATGATTAGAAACTATGCTGGCTATAGCAGTGTCTTTGCAATAAATGAGAGATTTACCAATGAATCTGAAGCATCAGACATTATGATTTGTGGCTTTGATAATATGGCAGCAAGAAGACTCTTCTTTAATAAATGGGTAAATCATGTTCAATCCAAACCAGAAGAGGAGAGAAAGAATTGCTTATTTATTGATGGCAGATTAGCAGCAGAAGAGTTTCAGGTATTGTGTATCAAGGGAGATGATGAGTACAACATCAATAGGTACAATAATGAGTTCCTATTCTCTGATGCAGAAGCTGATGAAACTATCTGCTCCTATAAACAAACTACCTTCTGTGCAAATATGATTGCATCTTATATGGTTAATTTGTTTGTAAACTTCTGTGCTAATCAATGTGAGCCTCTCATTGATAGAGACCTGCCATTCCTTACCACATATAATGCAGAAACAATGTATCTTAAAACTGAAGTATAATGGAATTTAACCTAAGATTTGCATATAATGTAATGGGTGTTTTCAATAGCAGTGAGTTTGGTGATCCAGACCAACTTGAAATGAATCTGTCTCTTGATAGTAACAATGTATTTAGAAGAAGCCTTGTCATTGAAGTAAACAATGATGAGGTAGAGATACCTGTGATTGCAAGAGAACACTTTGAAAAGCCGGTCTCAGACAATATGACTTATCCCACAATTATGGGAATCAAGAGGATAATACTGCCATTATATGATAATGCACCAAGCCAAGAGAGAAGAACCTTTGATAGTATCATAACTCAATTATTTACTAATGTAGGATATGGTAAAAGATTGCAGAAGATAACTACCAATAAGGGTGAAGTGTATTATGGTGGTAAAGGTATCATCTTTGATGAGAGCTACACTCCATTACTATTATGTACATTAACTGCAAGAAGTGTACATACTGAGGATAATGGTAATACTATGGTCTATTACAGACCTGTGTGCCATGTCAGTCCCAAAGTATTCTTAGAGTCTGATAAGTTGATTAATAAAGGTATCATCAAGAAATTGATTCCCTATTATATAAGTATGGATGTAAATTTCCCAAGAAACAATTACAGATTCAGCAGTAATCCAGAGGACAGGAAAGTAAAGGTCATAGTAGATAATTTCAATAAGTTCTTTGTAGAACCTATTAAACCTACTCCATCTACCTGCTCTAATGATGCACTGAATGAATGCCTTATTGACAATATTGATGACATAATGATGTTGATATGACATTAGATGAATACTTTGGAGATTGGATGAAGGTAATTGATAGGACAGAGCTTAATAATGTAATGGCTAAGGTTGGGCAAGAATACAGGAGAAAGCCTTTGTGTCCTGCCCAATCTAATGTATTCAGAGCATTCGAGCTTTGTCCTCTCAATGACTTGAAAGTAGTTATGTTAGGTCAGGATCCTTATCCACAAAAGGGAGTGGCAACTGGAGTATTATTCGGGAATAGAAAGGAAGTTGATGAGGATAACTTATCTCCTTCATTAAATGTTGTTAAAGAGGCAGCAATTAATTTTGAGGTTCCACATTATTGTATTACCTTCGACAACTCTCTTGAGAGTTGGTCTAAACAAGGAATACTAATGATAAACTCTGCACTCACTGTAGAAATGAATAGGATAGGTTCCCATGTGATGTTGTGGAGACCTTTCATAGCTAAATTGCTAAAGAACTTGTCTGAATATAATACAGCTATAGTATATGTATTGTTTGGCAGACAAGCCCAAACCTTCAAACCTTATATTAATGATAGGTTCAATCATATTATAGAGATTGAACATCCTGCATATTTTGCAAGGAGTGGTACTAAGATGCCACATCAGCTATTTGTTGATATAAGTAATAAGGTAAAAGAGATTTATGGTGTGCCTATAAAATGGTACGAAGAGTATTAATATTAAACAAAAAAAAATGGAAAAGATTTATTTGACAAATGGTAAGGAAGTACAGATTGGAGATACTTTAGTTAAAGTATCTAAGGCAGTAGACCCTTTCTTTGGTGAGGGTACTGTAGTTCAGCACATTGTGGTAACTAAGGACATTCTCCCTAAGCTCCTTGAGGATGGCATTGTTACTACTACCAAGCCTGCAAAGTCTGCTGTGGTTGAATCTGAGGTTCCTATGGAGTTAGATTACTACATTCAGAAGATTGCAGAGAAACTTGGTTGGAAGATGGAGAAGGTCTATAACTACCTTAACAGTGTAGATAGTATTCTTCCTGCTGCTGCATTCTCTATGGTACTTAGAGAAGTAGCCATTGAGTTGGACAAGAAGTATGAGGACCATATTGAGAAGAGTCCTGAGATTTATGTAATCTCTATGCTTGATGGTAGAATTACCAAGGCTAATAAGGCTCATATCAAGAACTATAGGAACTTTGCAGCATTCAGGTCTATAAGTGATGCGAAGATTGCCTGCAAAATTACAAAAGATATTCTTAAGGAAATGTTCAAAAGTGGAAAATAAGAAGATTAGGAATGCTACTGTATGTGCTGCTAAGAATATAACTTTCAAAAGTATATTAGAGAAAACATGTTTTACTTGTCTTGAAGAACATGGATTTGCTCCTAAATATGAACCAAAGAAATTCATCCTTTTTCCTTCTTTTGTTCCCATAACTCCCTTTTATGATAAAGAGACTGATACACAACAGAAGAAAAGGGTTGAATCTTTAGGTAGGCAAAGTAGTAAGGAACTTAGACTATGTAATGGGCTAATTCAGCCCATTACATATACTCCTGATATATATGTAAGATATAATAATTTGGACATTTGGATAGAATGTAAAGGATTTACCAATGATGTATTTCCTTATAAGAAAAAAATGTTTAGAAAGCTACTTGATGACATATATAATAGTACAGGACAAAAAAGTATATACTTTGAAGTGTATACTAAGAAGCAGCTCTTACAAGCTATAAATATAATTAGAAATTATGGGAATACTGACTGATATTGAGGGGCTTATATATGCACTTCCCACAAAAGATATTGAATTGGCAAATAAATTCATAAGAGAAAGAGATTTTGAGTTTTTACAAGATTTAGTTAACTCAGCAGTGTATAAAGTTAAAAGGGCTAAGACTATAGGGGATGTAAGCAGCCCTTTAATGTCAGTAGATATTGATAACCTTTTATCTTTAAAGTCTACGGTAGATATATATTGCATGAGACTAGGAATATATGACCCAGAGAAATAATATTTTTTTTTCTATGAATACAATCAAGAAAAAGCTATCTGATATATCTCTTAATATAACAGAAGAGGAGTATAGAAGGGACTCAGCATTAAGCTATTCAACCCTTGCAAGATATGAGAGGGAGGGGTTTAATAACCTAGATAAGCTGTTTGATAAGCTGGATACCCCATCCCTGACATTTGGTAGAGCTGTGGACAGCATCATTACTGGAGGACAGCCAGAATTTGATAAGGAATTTATGGTGGCAGAATACCCATCAATTCCTGACTCTATTGTGAGGATAGTAAAGTCCCTGTTCAGTCAATATAAGGATTCCTGTGATAACCTGAGCAGTATTCAGGATACTGGAATTATCAAAGAGACTGAGAAACAGGGTTATCAAATGAATTGGAGACCAGAGACTAGAGCTAGGGCAATTAAGGAAAAGGGATATGAATACTATAATCTGTTATTTGTAGCAGGTAATAGGACTATACTTGACACACAGACCTACCAAGATGTGTGCAATGCAGTAAGAGCATTGAAAGAGAGCAAATCCACTCAATTCTACTTTGCAGAGGACAATCCATTTGAACCAGACATTGAAAGATTCTATCAGTTGAAGTTCAAAGGAGAGTTCAATGGTGTAAAGTATAGAAACATGGCTGACTTAATCATAGTCAATCATAAGGAGAAGTGGGTAAAGCCAGTAGATTTGAAAACAAGTTCCCATACAGAGTGGGATTTCTATAAATCCTTTGTAGATTGGAATTATCAAATTCAGGCAAGACTATATTGGGCTATTATAAGGCAAAATATGGATAAGGATGAGTACTTCAAAGACTTCAAGCTGCTTGACTATGATTTCATTGTAGTCAATAGGAGAATCCTTGTCCCATTGGTGTGGACTTGTCCATTTACACAGGTAGTAGGTACATTGAAATTTGGAAAGAATGACCAAATAGAAATGAGAAGTCCTTTTGTGATAGGAGAAGAGCTTTCTTCTTATCTCACTTCCAGACCAAGAGTTCCTGTGGGTATTAATGAAACTGGTCCTAATGATTTAAGAGAATGGTTAAATACATTGTAATATGCAAGTAATAAAAAGAGATGGCAGTATAGAGGAATTTAATGTTGATAAGATTATAAGTGCTGTAGAGAAAGCCTTTAAGTCTTGCAACAAGAAAATGCCTCAATATCTGTATGATATGATAGGTGCCTTGTTTGGTACTTTGGAAGGAGATACTATAGGTATTGAGGAGATACAGAATAAGGTTGAGGATGTTCTTATGAATGACAAACACTTTGATGTAGCAAGGAGTTATATCATTTATAGAGAGCAGCATAAGCAGGCAAGATTCATTAGAGAAAGAATTGATTATATGGATGAGTATAGTCAGTCTAATGAAAATGCAGCCACTTCATCAGAAACAGATGCTAATGCAAATGTAACTATGAAGAATGTTGCCAACCTTGAGGGTGAAGTATATAAGACTACTAATAGGGTTATTCAGAGGCAAAGGATGAAAGACAAGCTGAATGAAATGTATCCTGAAGTAGCTAAGAAGTATGAAGAGGATTTGAACTCTCATGTTATTTATACACATGATGAAGCAACCACTCCTGTCTTGAAGCAGTATTGTATGGCTGTGAGTCTGTATCCTCTTATGATGGAAGGAGTTGGCAATATTGATGGTATCACTCCAACACCTCCTAATGACCTGCAATCATTCAGTGGTCAAGTAACCAATCTTATCTTCTTGCTATCTTCTCAGTGTAAAGGTGCAGTGGCAGTAGGTGAATACTTTATTGCCCTTAACTATTACATTGTGCAGGAATTTGGTCCTAATTGGTATGAAAAGTTGGATGTAGTAACTACTACAGACCATTGCAGTAAGCAGAGGACTGTAAGAGATGCCATATATAAAGCATTCAAACAGTTTATCTATGGTGTAAATCAGCCTGCTGGTAATAGGTCATATCAAAGTCCATTTACTAATGTGTCTTATTATGACCATACTTACTTTGATTCACTATTTGGAGAGTTCTATTATCCTGATGGAACCAAGCCCCAGTGGGAGGCAATAGATTGCCTGCAAAGGCTGTTTATGAAGTTCTTCAATAAGTTAAGAACCAAGCAGATACTTACATTCCCCGTGGAAACTATGGCTATGGTGTATGACCCAAAGACTAATGACATCATAGATAAGGAGTATAAGGACTTTACTGCTGAAATGTATGCAGAAGGCCATAGCTTCTTCACCTATATTTCAGATAGTGCTGATAGTCTTGCATCATGTTGTAGATTGAGGAATGAGCTTGCAGAGAATACTTTCAATCCTACATCAGGTCTTACTGGTGTAATGACAGGTTCATGCAATGTAATCACTCTTAATATCAATAGGATTGTGCAGGATTGCAACAAGGCTTATGGATTGAAGAGGAATGGAGGATGGAAAGAAAATACTTCATTTCTTAGAGATTACTTAGTAGATATTCTCCAAAGAGTCTACAAGTACCATGTTGCATTTAAGACAATGCTATATGAACTTGAAGATAAGGGTATGTTTGCTGCTTCAAATGGCGGGTATATTCACATCAGCAAATTGTATAGTACTATAGGTATCAATGGCTTGAATGAGGCTGCAAGATTCTTAGGTATGACTGTTGGCAACAACAAGGAGTATATTGAGTTCCTGCAACTGGTTCTTGGTACTATCAAAGAGCAGAACAAGATACATTCTATCCATGATGCCAATGGACCATTCCTATTCAATTCTGAGGTAGTTCCTGCTGAAGGGTTAGGAGGAAAGAATTATAATTGGGATAAAGAGGATGGATATTGGGTTCCTGATGATGAGAACCTGTACAATTCATACTTCTATGATGCACATGATGACACCTCAGTACTTGATAAGTTTATACTTCATGGGAGACAGACTTACCAATATACTGATGGGGGAAGTGCAGCTCATATCAACTTGGAAGACCACTTGAGCAAGGAGCAGTATCTCAAGCTTATAGATTTTGCTATAGCTAATGGAACTAACTACTTCACATTTAATATTCCTAATAGTAAGTGTGATGATTGTGGCTACATTACTAAGCATCCTATCACTGAATGCCCAAAGTGCCATAGTAAGAATATTACTCAATATACAAGAGTGATAGGGTATTTAAGACCTATTAAATCATTTGGTAAAGATAGGCAGATTGAAGCTAACAAAAGAGTTTATAGTAAAGGTGTATAATTTGTCCTTAAGATTTTGTTATTTGCATTATTTTTAGTACCTTTGCATCAAAATAATTTAGTATGGAAGATAAAATTTTACAAAGTTGTGGTGATGTCTTGGTAATAGAAGGTAAATCAACAAAGAAAGTAAGGAATAGGTACTATTACACAGGACATTTTGAGGGATACACCAGAAGGCTATATTTTAGATTAGATAGTGCCCAATATGGTAATGTCTCTAATCCAGATAAGAGAGATGAATATGGATTTATCTGTGATGAGTCTATTACTGATAAGCATATTTATAATGTTTGGAAGAATATGGAGAGGAGATGTTATGACCCTAAATGTCCTGTTTACAGTACTTATGGAGCTAAGGGGATAATAGTATCAGAAGAGTTCAAGATATATTCAAATTTTAGGAGATGGTATGAAGAAAATGGAGATAGTAGTCATAGTCTCGAAATAGATAAAGATTGCAAATCTCTTATACTAAATATTCCCAAAATATACTCTCCTAATACTTGTATTCTCTTACCTCCAGAGATTAACACTTTTATTTCAACTATAGGTAAGGGTATTTATCTTACTCCTCATAATACATATTGTGTTAGATTGAGGAGGAAGTTTGCTAAGGTTAATAGAAATTTCAAAACTTTGGAAGAGGCAGTTGCTTATAAGAAGGATAGAGATATGGAATATCTTAATACCTTAGTGGAAAAATATCCCCTACCTATAGATAACCTTAATATAGTTAAAAGATATGTTGAAATATTTGAATACTCAAGTAACATTTGCAGAGGTGCCTGACGAAATTACATTATGTATAAATATTACAGGATGTAAAAATGGGTGCAAAAACTGTCATAGCTCTTACTTGGCACAGGATATTGGAAAACCCCTAAATAAATCATCCCTTAGTGAGCTTATTGAGGGTAACAAAGGAGTGTCCTGTGTGTCCTTTATGGGTGGAGATAGTGATGCTATACACTTAGTAGCTTTGGCAAGTTGGGTGAAGACACACACCCATCTTAAAGTTGCTTGGTATAGTGGCAGACAGGAACTTGCTGGTATAGTAGCAAGACAGTTACAGTGGTTTGACTTTATTAAGTTAGGACCTTATAAGGAAGAGTTTGGACCACTTAACAGTAGGACTACTAATCAGAGATTCTACAAGGTAAGTGGCAAGGAGCTGGTAGACATAACAAATAAATTTTGGAAACATGAAATTGAAAATTAAAGTAAAAGTATTGACTAAGGGATGTATGCCTGTAATCAATGAGAATGGTGATTGGGTAGATTTAAGGTCTGCTATAGACATCACTATTCCTGCACCACAGGCTGATGTTCTTAAGAGAAAAACTGTTGAAGGAGAGAGAGTAGGTCATAGGGATGTAGAGATTCCCACCTATTACATTCCTCTTGGAGTTGCAATGCAACTACCACAAGGATTTGAAGCTATTATTGATTCAAGGAGTAGTGGTCCTAAGAAGTTAGGATTATTCATCCCAAATGGTCAAGGTGTAGTGGATAACATATATAATGGCAATGATGACCAGTGGCACTATGTATGTTCTCCTATGAGAGAGACCACTATTGAAGCAGGTGACAGAATCTGTCAATTTAGGATACAGCTTAGTCAGAAAGCTACTATGTGGCAGAAGATTAAATGGCTGCTAAGTTCAGGTATTGAACTTGTGGAAGTAGATGATTTGGGCAATGAAAATAGATTAGGATTTGGCTCAACAGGAATTAAGTAATAATGAAAAAAAAAAAGCATGAAGCATGATATTAGAAATAGTGGGTATATTGCTTGCAGTAATCATCTTAGCTGTTATTATTAATGGTGCAGAAGATTACTGTAAGCAAAGTAAAAGGGTAAATATGTCTTTCAAAGAGGCAATGGATTTAGTAGATTTGCCAGTTATCACATTTTATAATAATGGCAAAAAGTTTAATTTTCTACTAGATACTGGGGCTACAATATCCATAGTAGACTCAAATATATTAGATAGCCTTACTTGTGAAAAACTGAAAGATGTTGGTACAGTATTTGGTGTTGAAGGTAATAAGGTTCCAGTGTCTTATGTAAGAGCACAATTAGACTATAAAGGGGAAAACTATAAAGAGGATTTTCAAGTTCTAGATATGAGTAATGCCTTTGGTAATATAAAAGAAGAGAGTGGAGTGACACTTTCTGGAATACTAGGAAGTCAATTCTTTCATAAGTACCAATATGTACTAGATTTTAAAGAGTTAATTGCCTATTCTAAGAAATAATGGAAGATATTATAAAACTTAGGTCTGGATACAAAGCTGTAAACTATCTCAAGAAGATGCCTAAGCCTGATGGTTCTGAATCAAAAACTTATGTACTTAAGACTGATGTGCCTACATTAAGAGTTGGTGAAGTGGGAGGTGTATGCCACATACATAAGTTTATTAATCCATCAGAAGGTCCAATAATTATAGAAGGTCAGGAGCTTGAGGAAGCCAAAGCAGTTGTCAAATCTATAGACTTTGTTGAGGGTTATGGATGGACTATAACATTTGAATGATGATATATTTTGTTACTGGTCAGAGAGAACTATTTGAGTTTCCTGATGCTAAGTATAAATGTATTTCTGTAGAAGAGTCTCTTAAAATATTAGAGCCTCTTCGAGTAGTAGGTTTAGATACTGAAACTACAGGTACGGAGATATGGCAGGGTAGATTACTTACTCTTCAACTTGGCAATAAGGAAAATCAAGTTGTAATAGACTGTATGACTATTGATGTCAAGCAGTATAAGGATTATCTTGAAAGTGACAGACTATTCATCATTCATAATGCAAAGTTTGATTTAAGATGGCTGTATAAGGAACATATTGTAGTCAGAAATGTCTATGATACTTATTTAGCTGAGAAGATTCTATTTCTTGGATTTCCACCTGGCATTGTATCTTTGTCCTTGCAGGCTTGTTGTGATAGGTATTTACATATCTATCTTGACAAGACTGTCAGAGGACAGATACATGCAGGTATGACAGAAGAGGTTATAGTTTATGCAGCAAATGATGTTGTGCATCTTGAGGATATTATGAACTTGCAGCTTATTACTATCAATGCAAGAGGTCAAAAAGTGGCACTTGATATTGAGAATGAGTTTGTAAGAGTCCTTGCATATATTGAATATTGCGGCATTAAACTTGACCCTGTTAAGTGGAAGGCTAAGATGGCTAAAGATGCAGAGAGGTTAAGGATTGCTGAGCAGAAACTTAATGATTGGGTAGTAGATTATGTAATGAAAAAGGATGACCCTTCCCTCATTGCAAGAAACTATGATACTCACAAGAAAGGTAAGCCAGCCAAACTTGCAGATAATGTGTATGTGGTAATACCACAACCTTCATTATTCTCTGAGTTTGATACTGGACCTCAATGTATTATTAACTGGAATAGTTCCAAGCAGGTAATCAGATTGTTTGAAGAACTTGGATTTGACCTATTGGTTAAAGACAAGAAAACAGGCAAGATGAAAAAGTCTGTGGAGTCTAAGTTTATAGAATTGCAGGCAAGTAAGAGTAGTATTGTTCCTTTATACTTGGAATATTCAGCAGCTTTCAAGGTAGTAACATCTTTTGGTCAAAACTTCCTTGATGCCATTAATCCTGTTACACAAAGAATCCACCCAACATTCAATCAAATGATGGATACTGGTAGATTGAGTTGTGGCTCAGGAGGAAAAGGTAAAGGAGGTAAGACTAAAGATGATGATATTGCAGAGGAGGAAGATGAAAACAAGGACACTTCTACACAAGCAAATGATAAGAGTGTCAATGTTCAGCAGCTTCCAGCTACAGAAGAAACAAGAGCAGCATTTGTACCTGAAGAGGGTCACTTGCTGGTAGACTGTGATTATGGGGACCAAGAAGGACATGTGTTCACTGAACTATCCAATGATAGGGAATGGATTGCATTCTACAATGACCCTAATCAAAGAGATGGACACTCCTTTGTAGCCAAGATGTGTTTCCCTAAAGACCTTGATGGGGTTGCAGAGAAGGATGTCAAGAAGGTAAGAAAAGACCTTAGAGATTTGGCTAAGAAGGCAAGGTTCTGTTTCAATTATAATGGTCAAGCTCCTACAATGGCAACTAATTGTAATATTCCTGTGGACTTTGCAACTGAGATTTATAACAACTATTTCAAGAGATTTAATGGTATAGCAAGCTATTTCAAGGTACAGAAGAGAGATATGTGGAATAGAGGCTATATCCTAATCTCAAAGATAACCGGATTAAGGGCATATATCTATGACTATCCTATACTGAAAGGTATTGAAAGGAGAAAGAATGGTATGGAAGATTTCTGGGATATATACAAAGCTGCAAGAGATAGTGGCAGAGTAATATCTGAGATTCCACCATCTGTCATGCAAGAAATTGCAAAGAAGTTTGCCCAAGGTGTTCCTATTGAAGAAATAGCTGTTAGGTATTCATATAAGGTTAAAAAAGCAGGTAAGGTAGAGGAGAAGTTTATTGACATTAACAGGGAGACTGTATATGTGTCAGTGATGAAGCACTTATGGAAGAGAAAGAGTGCTTCTGATAATCAGTCATGTAACTATCCTTCTCAAGGTACTGCTGCTGCAATGACTAAGATAGCAGGTATTAGATACTTTAATCATTTGGTTAATGATGGTCTTATATTCAAAGTCCTCATTCCTAATGATGTACATGATGAGTATCTAATTGAACCTCCTGAAGAGATAGTTGAACAGGAAGCCAAGAAGTTAAGTGAATGTATGGAGTATGCAGCATCTATCTTTTGCAAGAAGGTAACTATCAAAGCTGTGCCTGAGATTGCATCATGTTGGGTTCATTGAGATTTAAGTAATTAATAAAGTGAAGAAATGGAAGTAACAATAAACAAGGAATATCAGAGCCTCATTGATAGGTTGAATGCAGCTATTACTGCATATGAAGATTCTGGTAGGACAGAAATTGGCCTTTCTCTCTTAAGAGGGGTAAAGGAAGGAATCAGAATGTTAGGCAGTAGACCTAAACTGGCTGAAAGTGTGGAGAAGTTCACTGAGATTACCAGTAACATGGCTAAGACTTATGCAGCCAAGAATCATGACTATGGTAATAGCTTTGAGCAGTCTCTTGATAAGTTTGGTCTTGTAGCTTCTGTAGTTAGATTGGGAGACAAGATGAATAGAATTGAATCTCTCACTAAGAAAGAAGCTCAGGTTAAAGATGAGTCTATTAAAGATACTCTTCTTGACATGGCAAACTATGCTATAATGACTGTAATGTGGATGGATAAAAAGTCAGGTGAATAATAGTTAAAGTACTACAGAATAAAGAGGGTAAGTATCTTAAAGACTATGGTCTTGAAACAGTAGATGAACTGTTTCACCCAGTAACACATTAATCCTGTTACTGGGTTACTGATGACCCTAAAGAAGCTATTCACTTTTATTCATCTAATTCTGCTATAGTAGCAAAGAGTTGGGTTGGACAATTAGGGTTTGATTATAAAAATGTAGAGATATTATAGAAGAAAGTTAATATGGGAAATTCAGGAAGATTAATTTATGCAAGTCCTGATAGGAGAACACAATCTTCTCCCAAACAACTATCTTGGAGAAAGAGAGTTATGCTTCTCTGGAGAATAAAGGGTATGGTTATCCCTTGGGATGTGCCAATGACTCAAGGAGAAAGAGAGAAGCTAACTCAAGCTAAGAATCTTATTGAAGAGGTAGTTAAGGACTTTACAAAGAATAGTGTAACTCTTGGATTTAAAGCAGTAGATAGGTGTTACTTTTGTGGTAAGCTTGCTGTAACTATTGACAAGAATGGACACTATGTGTGTGAGAAGTGTAATAGTATATATACAGGTGATGTGGAGTAGATGAAGCAATATACACAGAGAGGATTCATAAGGATAGTAAAGAATAATGGTTTTCAATATAATAGACATAATGGAGACCATGCTATCTATGTGAATGATAAGGGAAGGCATATCAGCATACCTAAGAATCTTGAATGTGTAATTGCTCAAAGACTGATTAAAGAGAATAACTTGATAACAGACATTAAAAGGAGAAAAAAAAAATAATGGACAATTATAATTATCCTATGGGTGCAGATACTAAAGATGCACCCTGGAATCAGGCTGATAATCCTGAAAGGGAAATTGAGGTCACAGTAAGTGTCACCCTTAGTAAAACTGTAAAGATTAAGGTATCTGACTATGAGATTACTGACTCTGGAAAGGATGAAGATGGTGAGTATTTTGAGGATATAAATTACTCAAACTGTGACCTTAAAGGTGCAGTTGAAGAGCAGATTGTATTGCCTCAGAAAGCTTGGGATTATATAGCTCCTAAAACAAAGAAGGATGTTAAAGCCATCTCTGATTTGAAGGACTGGAATGTTGATGACTTTGAAGTGATTGAGGAATACTGAACTTAAAGAAGTATAATGAAAGTATTAAAGATTTATTCAAGGACTTGTGGACCCTGTAAAGTACTGGAGAGTAATCTTCAGCTTGCAGGTATTCCACATGAAAGTATAGATGTTCAGTCTATATAGGGTGAGGATATAGCATCCAAGTATGAGATAAGGACAGTACCTACTCTCATCTTAGTAGATGATGAGGGAAATGTTGTAAAAAGACATAGTGGTCTGTTAGGTGTTCAATAATTAAAAGAGTTCTGCAATGAAACTAATTAAGCCAAGTTTTGAAATATGGAATCAGCCTGCTGGTCTTGAAGGAGTTTATAAACAGATTGAGAGAGTAGGTAGAGTATGTTATAAGTCTGAGGATAAGATAACAGAAGATTCTGCCAAGCCTTTTGTGGATAGGATGATTAAGTCTGGTCATGGAGCTATGTTAGAGCATGGTACAGTATATCTTAAATGCGAAACAGAGGTCATAAATAGGTATATACATCCTGAAGATGGTGAAGAAGAGGATTTTAATAAGTTGGAAAAATATGAATATAATTCTTACTCAGTAACAAATGATGATGGTATATACCTATATGTTACTACTAATCTTAGAGTACTAGTAGAGAATGATTGGCTTGACGATTTACAATATATTTGTGAACCTACAGAATATCACGAGAAAAGAATCACTGTACACTTTGTATGTGATAGAGGCGTATCACATGAGTTTGTAAGGCACAGAGTAATGTCTTTTGCCCAAGAAAGCACAAGGTATTGTAACTATTCCAAGGATAAATTTGGCAATGAGCTTACATTTATTCAACCCTGTTGGTTGGATGATGAGAGACTGAAACTATATGGACCTTATCATACTGTAATAAGGGATAAATCTCTTGAAAGTATCTTCATTGCCAGTCTAAATAATGCTGAAAAGGATTATATTGACTTGATTGACTTAGGTTGGAAACCACAAGAAGCAAGAGCTGTTTTACCTAACTCCTTAAAGACAGAATTGGTTGTAACTGGATTTGTATCTGATTGGAATCACTTCTTTGACCTAAGAGCAAGAGGTACTACAGGTGCTCCACATCCTCAGGCTAAGGAATTAGCAGAGCCTTTAATGAAGGAATTTATTGCAAGAAAGCATATTAATAACTAAAAAAAGTATGGCTTTTGGTACGAAGAAATCAGTTGTAGCTGCACCTTCTTTCAGTGAAAGAATGGCAAGCATTAAGTCTATGTTTAAGACTGCACATGAGAATGCAAGTAATCTCCATGCAGAAATGGAGTCAGAGATTGCAAAGAAGGAATCTCAAATTGCTGCATTGCAGGAAGACATCAAAACTGTTGGTGTTACTAAGCAGGAGGCTGAAACATTTATGTCTAATATAGAAAAGCTTATTTGATATGATTGAGCAAATAAATCAGTTAAAGCAAGGTTCCATTATTAGTGAGAGTTCTCACTATATTGTGAACAGAGTGTCAGGCTCTAATGCTTGGCTTACTCATTTTGAAAGTGGTGAAGAGGTTCAGATTGGTATGAGTTATCTGAAGAACTACACTAACTCTGCTGACTTGTTTGAAACTATAGTAAAGGTAACTAAGGAAGATAAGAAGGATGGTACTCTTGGTATTAGAAGTATTTGGGAGAACATCCATTCTGGTCAGGTATTTACTGTATGTTTCAAGAAGCAGGATAAACCTAAGAGTAAGAGAAAGTTACAGGAGGAGATTGATGCTATTGTAGAGCAGTTCTCAAATAGTATTGACACAGTTAAGAACAATAAGAAAGGTGTTGCAAATGCAGCAAAGAATCTTATTACTGAGCTGGTTAATAGCCCTGTACTTCCTTATGAAGAAGGTGAAGATAGAGTTCTTAGAGGCTATAAGATTCAATTTGAATCAAGAGATGGCAGATATGATTGTGTAGATATGGACATTACTAAGACTGATAAAGAGTCAGGTATTAGACCAGTCAATATCTTAACAATCAAATGGCTCATATTCAATGGTGTCAAGTACATTGTTGAGTAATCTTATAAGGGAGAATAAGTTAAATACTTGTTCTCCCTTTAGCTTTTTGAATAAAAGCTTGTGTATTGCAATTAAATTACTTACTTTTGCATAAAAATTAATATTAATTTATATGAGTACAAAATGTTATAATCCTATTAAGGGAATTGATGACGTAATTGCTAGTAAAATTCAGGGTTGGAATGAGTATAGAGTAGCTACATTAAGAGGAATGTATGATGAATCACACTCATCTCCACTTGATACATCAGACCTTGATAGGGCTGTACAGGACTTGATCTCATATAGGAGAGACTTAGGAAAAATGAATGCAGAGTCTATCAAGACTACTAGTTCTAATTTATCTGAGTCTTATCAGAAGTTGAAGGAGTCTTTTAGTGCTGAAGAGAGATTTAATAGAATCAATATGATTTCTACTATGTTTTCTGACAGACTTGATGCCTTACAAGAAGCTAATCCTTTCCTAAGTAGGAAAGTTATATGTAATGGATTTGTTTCAAATGGTAAACTAGTGGCAGGTCAATTCTCAGTATTTGAAGGTGTTTATAATGACTTGCTTGAATACTATTCAGAGGCTGTTGAAGAAGGTGATATGGATACAGCCAATAGTTATAAGAAGGTTCTTGAAAACTGGGGAGCACTAGTCTCTCATGCTAGAATGAGATTGAGAGATACAGAGGAACTCAGACTTGGTGACAAGATAGAGTATGCAGATGATACAAATCCAGATAACTACAATGATAATAAGTTATCTGAATTATATGATGCTTCAGAGTCTAAAAGAGAAGCATGGCAAGAGACCTCTGATATGCACTCTGCATTTGGTTCTGTAGGAAAACAAGTAAGAAAACTTTTAGGTTCTATTCAGAGAGTTGAAAATGGAGAAGAAGTATATGATGACTTAGGTTTTCCTATAATGCTTGACCCTGTTAAAGCACACCAGTCTTTGATTGAAATATTAAGAGGTGTTACATCTGAAAGACAAATGATAGGTTTGCTTAGAAATGCCTCTAACAGTCAGACTTGGTTACAGCCTGTTATAGAAGAGCTTGAAAATAATGACCAGCTTAGGACACAGTTCTATGTAGATTTTAAGAAGAACTTTCAACCTTACTCTATCCTTCTTGAAGAGGTAAAGAATGGGTTAAGAACTTTCAAGACTCTTATATTGAATAGAGTTAATAATAGTCTCTCTGGTCAATACCTTACTAGTATCACTTTGGGTAAACAGGTTAATCCAAATACCTCTGTATTTAACAAGGATGGTAGTATCAATTGGAAAAACTTACAGAGTCTAAGAGAGTTGGTTAAGGAATATTTTCCAAGTAAGTCTGTAAGCATTACACCAAAGTTCTATAACAATAAAGAAACTTCTTGGCAAGAAAAGAAAAGAGTTCTCATTAAGATTACTGAAGCTTTGGGTATAGACATTGATGGTGGAACATTGGATAAGATTATGTCTAGTGGTAGAGACCTTCATAAGTTTACTGATGCTATCAGTGAGTTAGTAGAGTTTGGTACTGACAAGATTCTTAATAAGAAGGAGCTTGAATCACTTGATAAAGGTGAGTACTCTTTGTCTAATAGGTCTTTCAAAGACTTTATAAGATTTTCTCCAGCAGGCTCTACAGCAAAGCAGGGAGTTATAAGAGAGAAGATTGACAAGATGTTATCTATTGTAACTAAGAACAGAGAAGGTCTTAGACTTGAGTCTAGAGTAAGGCATAAAGATAAGAATGGTAATAATGTTACTTTGTTCAGTAATGTCATTCCTTCATATCTTGGAGACAAGATGGATAGAATTGCCAGTTTTGTGTCTAACAATGACAGGCAAGGTCTTAGGAGAATGATTGAAAATGAGTTCTTGGACTCTTCTTTCTTCATGGATAAGGATAATGGTACTATATTCAATAGGTGGTTGAGAGACCTTTATGAGAGTGGCTTAGATGAGAAAGATTTTGCTGCCAACTTTGGATTTAAGAGATTCTTAGGAACTTCTGATAATAGCTTTGAGAACTTTACTAGTAAACAACATGCTATTGACATGATGGCAGAGTACTTCTCTGAAAGACAAAAGAGTCCTAATAGCCAGTATGCCTACTATCCTGTATTCATCTTAGGAGATAGTGGAGTATCTAAGTTTATCAAAGCTAAAAGATATTCTGCTCAGGAGATACTTGATGGTCTGTATGATGTATATAGACAAGAGAGGAGAAGAATGGCTCTCACATCAGCAGCTAATACTAAGTTAAAAGAAGGTGGGTATTCACTTATTGAAAACTTCTCAAGTAAAGAGAATGAATATACAGCTCTTCCTTTCCTCAACAAGGATTACAAATCTCCTGATGGTACTGTAGGCAAGTATGCAGCTATGATAGGGGAAAATCCTTCAAAGCAGGAAGTTGTAAAGGCTATTCAAGCCTATATGGAGGAGGCTGTAAATAGCTTCAAAACAAGCCTTAATAACTTAGGTCTTCTTGAAACTAAAGAAGTATATAATCCTAAGACAAACAAAAAGGAGGTACAATATGTATATTTCAGTCAAGAAGTAAATGGTAATAAGTCTATAGATGAGGTAATAGCAGACTACTATTGGAATACAAAGTTTGCTACTATACAGCAGCTTCAATTGTTCACTATTGACCCGGCATTCTATAAGGGAACTAAAGACTTACAGAAGAGATATAAGGAAATACATGCCCCAGGCAGTGTATTAAGCCTTGAAGCTAGAGACTTTGATGGCAATCTTTATAGTGAGGATGGAATAGAAAGATGTGTTTATTTTGATGACATTAATTTAAATGCAGAAGTGTCTAATCCTGAATTCATGAAAGCTATTGAAGCTAAGTTCGGCAAGAACTCTCCAGTATATAAAGCTTATACTAAGAATACTCTTACTGATGGTCAGGGATATAGAACCCTTGAAAGCTACAGAAAAGTAATGGGTATGGCTGGTAAGTGGACACAGGAAATGGAAAATGTGTATAATACTATTAAACAGCTCAGAGCTGAATATGGTAAAGATGCTCAGATTCCTTCTGACAAACTTACTGAAATTGCTAATATGTCTGTAGTATTTCAACCTATTAAACCTTATATGTACACTATAGAAAACTTGGCAGTAAATAGTACTGATAAGTTAAAAATTCCAGTTCAGCATAAGTATGCTGAAGCAGTACTTATCCCAGAGTTATTACCTGCTGGTAGTAAGTTAAGGGATATGGCCTATTGGATGGAGTCTAAGGGCGTAGATTTGGTAGGTTCTACTAAGATTGTTAAGGTTGGTGGATTTGGTTCTACTGATATATCTAAAGCTTCTAATGCTCAAGAGTTAAGTAATGCACTTGACAAGGCTTATATCCATCAATTAAGTTATGGTGATTATAGAATTCAGACTAATGTACCTGAGCATATTAATAGCTCTCAGTTATTTGGTACTCAGGTAAGAAAGCTTATTATGGCTAACATTAAAATGGATGACTATCACTATGAGAATTATGTTGGTGGAAAGAAAGTAAATCTTGGAGGTAAATATGGTGAGGTAAGATTGAATGGTAGAAACCTAGTTTCATTCTATAACTCTCTTATTGTAGCTAATATACTTAAGTCCTATGATTTATTTGCTAATGAAGTATCTGATATAAAGAAGTTAAGTGATAAACTTCTTCAGACTACTATCAATAATAGCAGGGAATCTATGGATAATATGTTGGCATATTCTTTGACAGGAGATGACAAGTTCTTGGTACCTTTGTTTGAAGGAGCATTGGAACATGATTCTTCTGCAATGCTATTCAGTATATTCAAGAAGAGAGTTAATAAGCAGTCTATTAAAGGAGGTAGTGCTGTTCAGGTATCTGCAATGGGTATTAAGGGATATGAAGAGTCTGGTGATTTACACTATGTTGTAGACCCTAATAATCCTAATAACATCTTATATGCAGAGTGTGAAATTCCTTGGGATATTAGTTATACTGATATTAATGGTAAGGAAGTAGCATTGGAGTTCAGTGATTACTGTAATGAAGATGGTACTCTCAAGACTGATAAGGATGGTAACACATTACTTGAAAAGAAATTCCCTAATGCTTTAAGTATCCTTGCTTATAGAATTCCTACTGAAAGAGATTACTCTATGATTAATCTTAGAGTAAAAAGATTCAGTCAGAAAACAGCAGGAGGTACTATCAAAGTTCCAGCACAAGGTACTACTATTGCAGGATTTGACTTTGATATTGATAAGCTGTACTTCATGAGAAATGAGTATAGACAGAGAGAATTATCATCTTCTGAAGTAGCTGAAATATGGAAGGAATTCTATGAAACATATCCCAACATAAAAGATGTCTTGGAGGAAGCTAGAGAAGAAGATACTGAATCTCTTAACAGACTTTACAAGTATTGGGATAAAGCAGGACTGCCTTACAGTTATAAAGAAGCTTTTGCACAGTTTATTGCTGATAGAGGTTATATCTCTTTTGAGAGTTATGACTTCAGTAAGTCTCCACTTGATAATACTAGAGCTGCTAGAAATAACATGCTTATAAAGTTAATTCAAGAAAGACTTATGGACTATGAAACCTTTGAGCAGAGATATACTCCAGGTGGATTTGCTAATGCTTCTAAGGCTGCCAGAACTTTAAGAGAGTTGTTATTTGGTAATCTTGAAGGTATTGTAAGTAGAGGAACTGTAGACTTCAATGCTATAGCTGAAAGAGCTAAAGATAGTAAGTCAGACCCAGAACCTAACTATGACCCTTCAGACCCAATGACTATCATTACTTATAATCAGCAGAATCAAGTAGCTGGAAAGTTGATTGGTATATTTGCTAATCAGAATACTAATCATGCTTTCTCCTCTTTAATGAGTGAGTTCACTCTGAAGGACCCTATTAGATTTGCTGGTCATAGTTATAATGATTTGTTACATGCTCCTAAAGGTATTGATGTTGATTTGAATGTTGCAGAGTTCTTGGCAGCTTCTGTAGATGCTGTAAAAGACCCTGTATTGAATTTCTTGAACTTGAATACTATAACTGCTGATGCTGGTGCTGTATTAGCTAGAATAGGTTATACAACCCAAGAGATTGGTTTGTTATTTAACCAACCTATAATTAAAGAGATATGTGAGTATAGCTTTAATAATGGTGTTACTGCTGATATGGCAATGAGAGAAGTAGTTAAGAACTATATGGGAGATGATACAGAAAGTCCTAAAGCTAACCCTGATGAAGACTTCTCTATCAACAAACTTGCATTGAATATTGTCAATGATAGAGTTATGAGAGAGCAAGGTAAGAATGCTATGGATAATCAGTCATTCAAGGCTGACCAATTGAAAGTAGCAGAATTATTCTCTCAGATTCAGACAGTAGCAGGTGATATTTCCCAGTTTGTTACTTCATCTAAGTTTACAGCTTCTAATGCAGTTGGTTCTACTTTTGGTGATTTATATTCTCAACAGATGAAAGTCAAGAATTATATTGATAAGTTTGTTGTTAAGAATGGTAAGAATGCTCTGTAAATATGAAAGTTACAGATATTATAGATTCTCCTATAACCAATAACACCAACTTGCAAGGAAGTAATCAGGAATATCTTAAAAGTCTTATTGAGAATCCTTTGGCTTATGAACAGGCTATGTATGATATGAACAGGAGAGCTGGTATGTTACTTAACAGTTACTATCCATATAATACTCCTTCATATAGTGGAGCTAGAAATAGATTAGCAGAACTTACTAAGAGTAATTTCTTAGATGCTGATACAATCAATAGTATCCATAGTGATATGCTTGTTTATATGCTTTCTCAGCAAGAGGATAGTTTATTTAATGGTGAGATGCCTACTAAAGATGGTATTCCAGCCAGAGAATATTATACTAAACACTTTGCTAAAGAAGTATTCAATACTCTTGAAAGTAATCCTGATTTGAAGTCTCTTCCTTTATTCCAGTATATGCAGTTTGTTACCAATGAAAAAACTGGTGATATAAGTATGAATGTACAGGGAATAGGTGGACTTGCTCCTTATCAGAAAGATGAGTTGAAAGGAAGTTGGGCAGAGTTACTTAAAACAGAGCCTGACTTAGCTAGAGACTTGTTCATGTACAATTTCTATAAGCTAGGATTTACATTCAGTCCTTTAGCTTTTATGAACCTTGCTCCTACTGAATTGAAGCTTGCTATCAAAGTAGGAAGAAAGTGGGATTCTAGTGCTAATGATGGAAATGGTGCATGGGTTGAAAGGAGTTATGTAGACTTCCTTAATGATGTTAAGGAAGGTACTGTTACTGCTAATAGTGAGAAGTTTGCTAAACAGTATATATTGAATCATCTTGATAACAGGAGACTGGTATTTACAGCAAAAGGAAGCAATCTTAAATATCTTAAAACATTAGTTTATAAGAATGGTGAAGCTGTTTCTAACTTTACTCTAGATGTCAATAAACTTGGTGATGATGCTAAGAACTATACTATTAAGGATAGTACATTACCAAAGAACTGTGTGGCATTCAGACCATGTATAGTAGTAGATGGTATAACATATATATGTGATAGTAGCAATGATAAGTTCAATGTAAGTTATGGTGGGTCTATAACCTATTATAAGGTATCTCAATTAGGTACCACTAATAAATCCCTTCAATATGTATCTGACTCAGAATCTAGATTGACAGACAATGAGCAATATGATAACAATATGGAAGGTAATAGCTCTCAGGAATTTATTCCTGAAAATACTCCTAACTCTTTCAATAGAGAAGAAGCTATCAATCAGATAATTGATTATGGCATCAAGAATGGAGAATTCATGGCTGAACAAGTGGAATCTATAAAAGAGTATCTTAATAGTCAGTCAGATGTAGACCTATCAGACACTGTCAATGCAATAAGGAATGAGATTCAAAATAGTGGTTTAACTGATAATACAGGAGAAAAAGTTTGTTAATATGGCAGATAAATGTTCAATTTATGCTCATTGCACAAACTCTAAAGGTGAAGTAGTAGAAAGCAGGTTATTCAAAGACCTGCTTCACTACACTTCTAATAATAGGGAACTTGCAAAGGAGTATTATGGTATAGGAATTAATCCTAAATTTCTTGAAAAGGTACAAGGAAGTGCTAAGTTTGATGAGAATGGTGAAATTACTTTCCAATCATTGAGAAGTCTTGCTAAGCTTAATGTAGACAAAGATACATTGATTAATACTCTGAATAAGGATATAAACTCTGGCATTTATGATTATGAGGAAGCAGTAAACAGACTGCAATCTTTTAATAGAAACAGCCAGTTTAATAATGAATTTATGGCTACTATTACATCTACAAAAGATGGTAGATATAATTTATCTGTAGTTGAGAAAAACCCTTCCAATGAATTAGCTCTTAATCAGGAAATCTCTAATAGGACTCTTCAAGACAGGATTAAATACTACCTGAATAAGGCTGGAGTCAGTATAGAATTCATTGAGAATGATGAGAAGGTAAATGGAAGGTATAGTACTAAAAATGCCAAGAAGACTGCTGATGGCCTATATCAGTTAATACAAGTAGCTAATGGTAAAAATGTAACTGGTGTATTGGCAGAAGAGGCAGGACACTTTGCTATAGGTGCCTTAGGAAATTCCCCTCTAGTAGAGAGGCTTATGAGGTTATTAACTCCAGAGGTACAAAAGCAGATAGTAGGAGATGAGTATGATAGTAAATATCTAGGAGAGTCTTCCAGAAGAGAGATAGCTGGTACCTTAGTTGGTCAGGCTATAGCAGGTAATATAGATGATAGAGCACCTTGGCAATCTCTTGTTAAGAGAATAGTCAATACAGCCAAGAGAATATTTCATAGCATAAAAGGAGATAGCATTGCCAATGCTGCATTAGAGGCTGAAAGAATTGCAGATATGATAGCTAAGGGATTTATGTCTCCCAACTTTACAGGTAGTGTAGAAGAGGCTATTAAAACCAAGGAGACCTTATATAATGCTCCTACTTCCTTTAATGTTAAAGTATTCAAGCAGGCTGTGAACAGGCTTAAATTGCAAGCTTCAGAGATGAAGTCTATCAGTAATACATTATTTGATAAATTCAATAATATAGTGGGCCAGGTTGAGAGTGGTAGAAACTTAAATGTACCCTCTTCATTTGCAGATTCAATTGCTCTTGAAGGGATAACAGAAGCTATATCACTAATGAGTGACTTAATGGTAGCTGAGATACCTGATATATTGGCATCAATTGACTTTGATAATGTAACTGACTTCAACTCCAATATGCCAGCTAATGCTAAGGCACTAAGAGTTGTTAGGGCATTTGCTAGGAATGCTCTTGCATTAATAGACCTTATAAACTCATCTACCTCTAACATATCTGGGGCAAATAGATTACTTGGAGATACAAGGAATGTTATAATTACTGACTCTCTTGGTAACAGAGTATCATATAACTTATTAGATATTACTGATAAGTTGAACAAGCTACTTACTGGTAGAAATGGATTGATTAATGAACTCAAGAATAAGGAAAGTCAATTCTTCCTTAAATTCCTTGAAGGTGCTAACTATGGCAATAAATATATTACAAGAGCAGCCAGAGTCATATTCAATTGGAAAGGTAGAGGCAATAACAAGCTTATTGAGTATAGAGATTCAGAGGACATTCCTATATCAGATTTGATGAATGACTTGGAGAGTGATATATCTCTGTTTGAAAGGTTCCTTGCATCTATGTCTAACAATTCAGATGTTATAGGTCAGTTAGCAGATAAGACTGTGAAGCTAGCTAATAAGTGGGCAGATGATATGACTATTCAAGCTCAGGACCAACTTAGGGTATTACAGTCTAGGTTAAAAGATATTAAGCTGAGTAATACTGATATTTTTGTTGAAAGAAGTAACAGGGATGGTACTATAACAGGAAACATTATATCAGCATACTGCTGGGGAGATTATGAAAATGACTGGCTAGACTTCAAGAAACAAAGTATAGAGGAGTTTAACCAAAAGTACCCTAATCTTGATGGAAAATCTGACTTTGAAAAAGCATTGCTATGGGATAACTTCTTTAAACCTAAAGCTAAAATATGGCATAAGGGAGATGCAACACATATTGCCCATAGTCAGTGGGACAATCAGCAGCAGATGTACATTCCTAGCTCTGACTATGAAAGTGAACAGTATAAGAGAGATATACAGCCATATCCTGAAAGGGTAAAATGGCTTAATGAGTATATGCAACTTAAAGCTGATTTGGATAGTAGACTGCCTGAAGGTAGTATGCCTTTACACAGAATGCCTCAATTCAAGGGTACATTCTCCAATAAGATTAGGAATAGGAGATTATTTGAAAATTCAAGTAAGGCTACTATACATACTGTAATGACTGAAATGAGAGATACTTTCTGTGAGGACAGTGAAGATACTGATTTTGGAAGTCAGCAGACATACAATACTATAGATGAGGATATGTTCCATAATCAACTTGCATTTGAAAGGGAGAAGATTAATAGGGTTCCTCTATATGGGGTCAACAAGCTGAAAGACCCTTCTGAGCTATCTACTGACTTATTCTATTCTACATTTGCTTATGCAGGAATGGCAAATTCTTATGCAGCTATGAGTCAGGTTGTTGATACTCTTGAAGTTGGAAAGGAGGTTCTTAATAGGAGGACTGTAGAAGGTATTAACTCAGAAGAAAGTAGATTGAAGGATAAGTCTAGGGCTTATAATAGATACCTTAAATTTCTTGATAAACAAGTATATGGTATTGGAGTTCCAAAGCTGAAGATTGGCAATAAGCTAGTGCTTAATAAACTATTTGGATTTCTTACTGGATTTGCAAGTAAATACTTCTTAGGAGGTAATATTGCAGGTGGTATGGTCAATGTTGGGACTGGTTCTATAGAAATATTTAAGGAAGCTTTCTCTGGTGAATACTTTGATGTAAAAGATTGGGCCAAGGCACATAAATCCTATTATGGAAGTTTCATGCAGAATTGGTGGGGATATGGAAAGGAATTTAAGGAAGATAAAGTATCCTTAATGATTAGGCATTTTAATATGCTTAGTGAAAATAGAGGTAACCAAAGAGCATGGCACACAAGAGATTCTAGGATACTTAATATGTTCGGAGAAAGCCTATTCCTACCATATAAAGTAGGAGAGCACTACATGTCTTCTATGTCTTATCTTGCTTTAGCTAATAAAATTAAGTTGTATGATTCTAATGGCAACAGAATATCATTATTTAATGCTTATAAGGTAGTAGATGTTGAGGATGAAAGTGGAAATGCAGACCCAAAATATGGCAAAACTCTTAAACTAGAAGGCACATTCTTTAAGAGTAAAGAGGGCATCAAAGAATATAACCTTATACAATCTATAATAGGTCAGATAGATAATGTTCTTAGTAACCCTTCCCCTTTTGGCTCTGTACTGAATCTTAGTCAGGAAGAGTTAGATTATATAAATTCCAAGGGCTATAATCTAGCTGACATGGCAGATGTTAAAACAAAGCTACTTGAGGATTCATATAAACTTACTTGGACTATTGATGATGAATCTGCTTTCATGGATAAAGCCAGAGAAATAAACAACAGATTACATGGTATCTATAATAACCAAGATAAAGTAGCTTTCCAACAGAATATGTTTGGTAATATGTTGCTAGCCATGAGAGGTTATGCCTTAGGTATGCTTGAAAGAAGATATGGTGCAAGCAAATATAATACTATACTTGGTGGAGAAACTGAGGGTTCAATGAGAAGCTTAGCTAAAGTTATTGCATCTACTTTTACTGATAGAGGAGGCTTTGGTTTAACTATGAGAGCCATATTACTGCCAGTTAGTAAGAAGACAAAACAAGCAATGCTTAATGCTGGATTCTCTGCTAATCAGTATTATAATATGAGGAGAAATATGGGTGATGCTATGTTTATCCTTGCATTAACTCTACTAAAGATATTGACTGCTAAAGGTGGTGGAGATGATGATGACAAAGAGTCTGAGGAGGAAGTAGACACTACTACTGGTATAGTTTACTACTTTGCAGCTAGATTGTTGAGAGAGCAGTCTGCAATGAATACTGCTTGGGGTATGGTTGATGAGTCACAAAATCTTATGAGTATGATTCCTGTTGGTGTAAGTGGTCTTATAGATATTTCTAATCTGGCATACCAATTTGGTGGAAGCCTTGTAGCTGATGAAGATAATAGTGAATTTTACTATCAATCTGAGAAAGAAGGTATGTATGAGAAAGGAGATTCCAAATGGGAGGCTAAATTCTGGAGAATGTTTCCTTATCTTAGAAGTAACTATGTATGGGAACACCCCTATGAAGCAGCTAAATCTTATGAGTATGGTAGAAAGGTTAGAAACTAATAAAACAATAAAGGCTAGAGAGGTTATCCTCCCTAGCCTTATTTTTTTTTTGCCTTAGAATGGAACTTTAACTCCTTTACATTTAAGTTCATGCTCCATCTCTTCATCAGAAAGTTGATTCCATGATTCTTCTGTATATCCTACAGACTCTAGTACTTTAATGGTTTCTTCATTCCATAATGATACACCATCCTCAGTTATAAAGTTTTCCCAAACTCCCCAAGTTAATCTTGAAGGTATTAGCCTTGTAGGTTTAGGATTTACCTTAGTACCTGACTTCTTCTTTCTTCTATCTTTAACCTTTCCTATGTTTAATCCTGTATTTAAATCAACTGTAGGTTCAGTATTGTCAGCTACTGTAACTTCTTCAACTTTAACTTCTTTGGTCTCAGTAGGAGTAATAGTTTCAGTACTAGTCTGATTTACTGAAGCATCTTTTTCTTTAATCATCTTCTCTATTTCAGATATTTGAGACTTCTCAATATCAGTTAATTTCTCATATTGTATATTAGGCTCTCTATATCCTACTTCCTTAGGTCTAAACAACTGAGGCTTAGCATTTCTATATTCCTCACCATTAATAGCTAATTGATTACCTTCTATTACAGTATATTCATTAGTGCTGTTCTTCCAACCTTTAGGTTCAGGGTACTCAACTTGTATAGGAATAATATTCAGGCTCTTAACACTAATACCATAAGTATTCTCTAAGAACTTCTTATACAAAGATAATTGTCTTGCATACTTCTCTTCCTTATGTTGGTCTATGGAACTCCTTACAGTCTTCATATCATAGATATAGAAGTTACCTTCTTGGTCATAGGCTAGTAAGTCAAGTGTTCCAGCAACATCTATAGTATGTACTTTTCCTTCAGAATCTGTAACATTTAATGTACCAGTAACTGTAACATCTCTAGGTATTATAGTCAATCCCATAGCATCAAAAGAATTTTTCAGACTTTGGAGTTCTTGCACAAAATGTTTCCATTGTGCATTAGTAGCATTAGGATAGTCATAGAAGAAATCACTTATTAATTTACCATCCTCATGGAACTCTCCAGCAAAGAAATCTCTTACAAATTCATCTACACTAGTTCCTATATTTGTAGATGGTAATATCCAAGGACTATTAGGGCCAAATCTATTACCAGCTTCAGCATCTGCTTGAATTATTGAAGTTACTCTTGAATACTTCTTTCCTGTCTTAGTGTTAATATACCCACTTCCATCAGGAGCCAGTTGTATCAATTTAGAGTCCTCTGTAATTCTATCAGCTATAACTCTTGCTGCTTCTAACTTAACATTAGTCTTTTCTTCTACCTTTCCTTCAAGTACAGTACCTGTCTCACTATCTATTATAGCTTTATCAGATTGCACTTGGTCAGTAGCTGATACAGTAGGAGTATTAACAGGAGTAGAAGGAGTAGCATTACTTGGGTTAGATACTTCTACTGGTCTTATAGTTTCACCTGTAGAAGTGAAAGGGGACCTAACTTCTATTCCCTTAACTTTATACTCTATACCTTCATTACTCATTTCCAATATACCATCATCAAAGGCATTAGCTAGATTTCCCTTGACAGTATCTATACTATTTCCACTTTTTGGGTACTCTACCTGCCACTTTATAAAATCAAAGTTTCCCCTCTTCCTAGTTTCAGTTCCATCCATTATAAGATTCCTAAAGAACTCAAACTTAGTTTGTGGAGACATTGTACCATTAGTTATCCTACCTACTAGTATAGTAGTATTACCATCTGAGATACTTATAGAGAACATTCTTCTTCCATCCTCTAATATTTCTTCAGTAGGTGATATTACATATTTCCAATTCTGATTAGGTAGAATAAGATGGTTATTCATCTTTCTAGTCAGAGTATTAGACAGCTCATTTAATCTATCAGCAAACTCACCAGTAGGAACTAATTGCCCATCTACTCTATCTAATGTAATTTCAGAGTTATCAGGAAAGCTGGAAGACATTTCATCCAATATAGTACCTGCCTTGATTAACCTACTATTAGAATTTAATAGGGCATTTATATCACCCTCATTAAATAATTCTACTATAGACTTATTAGAGTTTCTGTCAACAGTGTTAGAAATAGACCTTATAAATACTCTAAAGTCTTTTACACTATCTTTCAAATTAGGTACATTTACATATAGGTACTTGTTACTTTCAGAGAATCCTAATCTATCAAGAAATGCTTTTCTCATTTTAGCATATATAGGATTCTTATACCTATCCCTCTTTGGGACACTTCTTAATGAGGTTTGGTCTTCCTTACTTAAAGTATTAAAAGATAGATTTTGTGCATTATTATTAGGTTTACCTACTGGTACTCTTTCAGGAGCCTTAGCAACTATTGATGCTAATGTTGAAGTCAGTATATTACCATTCTTATCCCTTATGAGTTTTCCAGATTTTTGGTTTCCCACTAACTCTCTTATCCTTCCTACATTTCCTACACCTTTATAATTACTAGTATTAGTTGATGGGAAAGTACCTATAGGCTGATACTTCTTGTTATCTATGATTAATGTACCATTCTCATCCTCAACCACTGCTATTATAGGAATATCCAAGTTAGTATAATTAGCTCCATTAGATTCCATATTAGCTTTTATTTCTCGAGCTAATATATTATCTGTTACAAAATATACTCTAGTAGCATCTTTACCAGTCTTTAACTTTCCACTTCTTATAAAAGACTCTATATTGTTCTTATCCCAATATTTAACTATTGGGCTATCTGGGTAATTCTCCCTTAACCACTGTATATCTGAAGAGTCTATTAAAGAAGACATTGAGTTATTATCAAATATGCTTCTATTGGTATCTTGAGTCTTCTGCCTTGCTCTATCAAATAGTGAAGGTTTCTTGTTTTCTGAAGCTCTCTCTTCTTCCTCCTTTTCCTTTATTTTTCTTTCCTGAGTTTGGTTTGTAATTTTAGATGCAGCCTGCCTCAGTAATGCAGATGCCTGCATAGCATCCTCATCATTTTCATCAGCTGAAGTATCTAACTGATTAGCCTTTTGTACTAAAGCTTCACTTAACTCATCTGGGTTTTCAAACTCATTCTTACTGAAGCTGTTTAGTATTTCCTCTGCTGTATTCTTTGCATTTTCTGAATAATTATCAGAAGAGTTTCTTATAACTCTTGACCCCAGTTCAGCACTTTTAGCTACATCATCATTACTGTTTTCTCTAAATTCCTCTATAGAGTTATTACTCTCCTGTCTTGAAGAAGTATCAAATGGTTCTGGTTTTTCATCTGATTTCTTATCTTCTTTACTCTCAACTGTATTATCTGTAGTTGCTGAAGTAGTATTATCAGCTGGTAAAGACTGTTCCTCTACAGTCTTCTTTGCAGACTCATTGGCTTCCTCTAATGTAGTAGCTGCTGAACCAAATATGCCAGGCATAGGATTTACAGGCTTAGCAGGGGCAGATTGTTCTGTTGTAGTACTTTGTACCTCTACTGGCTTAGAGTTATTAGCTCTTTCATCTTCATCCCTTTTATAGTTCTGCATTACATCCTTATAAGTCTGTATTGCTTCACCAATACTAGTAAATACAACTTTAGTCTCATCAGGAGAGTTAGAGTTTATATCTTCTACATACTTTTGGAATAATGAGTTATCATCACTATCTACTTCAGACAGTGAATTAACAACAGCATTCTCATCATTCAAATCAACTCCATTGTTACTTAAATACTGTAGAGATAATGCAAACATATCTGCATCATTAGCATCTATATCCCTAAAAGCATCATCATTTACTATCTGATTAAATAAACCTTCAAGAGTTTTTCTATCATTCTTATATCTCTCATAATTAGAGTTATTTGATTTGGATAGAGCATTTATTATAAGTCTTTGTTCTCTAGGAGACCCATTATCCATAAGTTTATCCATCTCCAGTGCAAAGTCCTTATAATCAGATATTTTATCTATAGATTCATACTTCTTCTTAGTAAGTACATCAGATGCAGCCTGCTTAGCTCTTTGAACATACATATTAAAGCTGTTAGGGTCTCTCAGTATCTCATTGTATTGAGTCAAGAATGACTGTTTAGCCAATTCCATTCTTCCAGCATCCTGTATCTTATTGTAGAAGTTTATATCCTTAGATGTACCTCTATCTATAAGATTACTTATAATATCTCTTTGCTCCTCTGAATAATTTGAGAGATTTTCTTTATTCATCATAATAGCTCTATCTATTGCAGGCAAAGCCATTATTTCAGATTCATTTAATACAGTAGACTCCTCTTCTACATTATCAATGCTCTTTAATGTATTAAGTACCTTATTAATAGATTTCAGCTTAGCTTTCTTCTCTTTCAGGATTTTCTTTTCAGAGTCTGTAAGGATATCCTTCCTATTATTCAGATTATCAATATCCTTGCTAATGCTCTGTAAGGAGTTAGATAACTCTTCCTTAACTTTTTTAGCCCTACTTAATGAGCCATACCTACTTACAATATCTCTTAGTTCAGGAGACATGTTACTAACAGGATTAGAGCTGTCAGTTATAAGAGATGCTATATTACCAAGTTCAGATTCAATCTTCTTGCCTCTACTATCCCAATCCTGCAAAGACATCTGACCAAATATAAGAGCTTGCTTTGTATCTTCATCTACATTGCCTAATGTTCTATCTATCTTATCAGACTCCTTCTGTATGGTATTAATAGTATTAAGTAGTTTATTGGCATTACTCTTTAACTGGTTAAGTACTTCTGTATCACTAACATTACTATCTTGAGTATTGATGTTGTCCCTCATAGATTTAATATAGCTATTAGCCTGTTCTGTACCTTCTTCAAGGTTAGCTACAGTAATAAGTTCATTCATAAATGAATCATAATACTGAGTTCCCCTCATCTTATCTAACATGAATACATCATTGATAGTCTTACCTAACAAGCTGTTTCTATATCCAAACTCATCATTACTTTTAGCATCACTCTCCATCTGCTTTGCCCAGTTATATGTACCTACTATACCATCAAACTTAGCTTTGTTATTAGGGTCTCTTAACCAAGTTTCTAAGGTCTTAGCATCATCATATAATTGTCTTTTTGTCTCAGCATTCTCTCTTATAGCATTAGTAATACCACTTCTCCAAGGCATTAGTCTGGTTATATGACCTAACCTGCTCTCTCCTTCTCTTCTAGACAAGTCAATTTCAGTATGGTATTTACCACCACTTCCTTTCACTCTTTTAGTATAATCTCCACCTCTAAATACAGGAGTTCCCATAGCTGAAGATATAGCACCATAAATACCTGATTTAATGGTTTCATTATCTACCATAGATTCACCCATAGATAGTAGGGCTGCTGTAAAATCTCCAGCCATATAATCACCTACTTCAGCAGAGCCATCACCATTATATTTATTTTCAATAAACTGATGAATATTATTGGCTGCACCTCCACTCATTGTAGCATTAGATACACTCTGTAAGTACTCTTCTGTAAATTCACCAAGTGGCTCTTTTGCTATATTCCAAGTTTGTTTCCAAGCTCTATACTTAGGAGTTACAGTAGTATTTGCACCTGAGCCTGTTATATCAAATTTACCTTTAGGAGTTGCCCAATTAAATAGTCTTGACTTTTGAAGAGTACCCTGTACAGTAGAAGACTGCAATCCAGCTTTTAATGTTTGGTTTATTACTCCATTAATAGCTGAGTTCACTAAGAAATTATTAACTCCTGCTTTACTAGCAGCAAACTCTGCCTGATTTAGGGCTTCTTTATACTTAGATGAATATTCATCCCAAGCTTGCTTATATAAATCATCTAAAATCTTCTTTGACTCTTTATTAGGGTTAAAAGAAGAAGTCATCCTTCCTGTTTCTCTATTCCTAGTGAGTTTTGACTTATTGTAGGCTTCCTGCATTCTTTTATTATACTCAGCCTCATACAGTTCCTTAAATCTTCTATCTACATATTTAGATTGAGCTTCTGCTATTTTTTTCTTGGAGTCCTCTAGAACTTCTAGTTTAGTATTAAGCCCTTCAATAACACCCTCAGTAGTTCCAGCAAGACCAGGGATAACAAACTTATTAGTAAAGTTTTCAGCCTTTTGAATAGCATTGAGAGTGTTTCTAGCCTGCATTAACTTCTGAGTAGTACTACCTGTCTTACCTAACATTGTAGCACCCTTCATACCTTTAAATGCCCATCCAGCCAACTTGGCCTCTCCATATCCAGCTAGCATAGATGCTACAGTAAATCCTCCTGACTGCATGGCTACAGGTATAGTATTTACATTGAATATTTGGTCAAATAAACTATCTGAACCACTTTGTTGTCCTTGAGTCTGCATTACCTCCAACTCAGATAATCCACTCTTTTTAGCTTCATCTAAGTTATTTATTGTTCCGTATTGGGTAACATCATTACCAAATCTGGTAATATCATTATCCATTACAGAATTCATAAAATTCTCAAACCCATTCAGGCCTTTTACATCCTTATAATTGCCAGCAACATAGTCATAAGCACCTTTGAGCATACCATAAGTTCCTATAAGTGCTCCTGCTGCTGATGCCCCCATTCCTACAAAACCATTCCATGCCTTTTCAAACAAGCTTTGGTTCTTTGATGCTGTATCCTGCATTTTACCTTGCAGCCATATATTAGCACTTTCTTCTCCATAAGCATCTCTCTTGGCATTATACTCAGTAGCAATATTTTGCCAGTCATTATTTGTAAAGGGAAGATAATCAGTGTTTTTATACTTTCTATAATATGGTGATACACTCTCAGCAACAGTTCTTATATCTTTTACAGCATGGTCCCTATCATAGGCATTTTTAGCATAATCACTACTATACCCCCTCATAGCATTATCATAGGCTATTGACTTAGCCTTGAAAGCCTCTTGCTCTTGAGGAGACAGTTCATATCTTATAGGCTCTCTGACTCTAGTTGCATCTGACTTTACAGTAAATAAATCATTATTGGCACTATATCTTTTTGCACTTCTCCTAACTGCTTCAATAGAATCAGTATAGCTTTTATTATAAAAGGCATCCCTCTCTTCAGGAGACATCTGTTTAAGGGCAGAGTAATCTTCTCTGTCCTTAAACTTTGCCTTAAACATTTCATTTCTATACATTCTTTCTATTTCATCAGAAGATTTTCCTGAAAGATATGCACTATATTTCTTTTCCCAATTGGCTCTATCCTGAGCTGTCAATCCTTTTAATCCTTCTAAGGCCATATTATTAATTTATAAATCTCCAAACCCTATAGGTTCTTGAGATGTATTTGATTCACTTTGTTTTAATCTTATTTGGTAATGGTCATCTGAGAATGAGTCATGGTCTCTCCATACTTCTACATCATCAAATGTTAAGCCATACTCAGCTAACTTAGCTGCCAAATTAGTCTGCATTGAGTTACTTAGGTCAGTAAATGATATTTGTTCTTCATCTCCTGTATCAAAGCCCTTTCTCTTAGTAGTCCACTCTTCATTAGATAATCCTTCTTGGAAATCTGTAGTAGCACTAGAGTTGTTCCACATCTTAAATTGTAATCCAGAGAATGGCTTCTTATCTTTATTCTGACCTTTTGAGACACTAGTAGATTTAGAGGCAGCCATAATTTCAACCTTTCCATCAGGGTGTGTTATCCTAACTCTTCCACCTCCAACATCTTTAACTCTATCTCCATTAGGTAATTCAGCTCCTAACTGCTCATCTTCCCATCTATCCTTAGACCACTCAAACTGTTCTCTAGCTAAAGCTAATCTTTCTCTTTCTGCTGGGTCTATATATCCCCTATTAGCTTGATAACTTTCATTATATGATATTCCAGACATTATACCACTTATAGTATAGTCTATAGCTCTACTTAAATTTTCCTTTGTAACTCCTGACTGTGATACTATTCTATTTATAGCATCTTTAAGTTCAGGTATATTAGATTGGTTTAATAAGAACTTATTAGCTGCATCTGCTCCATATCCCTGTCTTATCTTCCAGTATTGACCTTGTAATGCAGGAGATACATTCATCATTCTTGATGATGCAGATATAGCAGCTTCCTTACCTTTCTTATATAAATCATCTCCACTAACTGAAGTATAACTTAACTCTGGATTGTCTAGAAGGTCATCTAATGATATTGAAGAGAAATCCCTGTCAAACATGATTGATGGATTAGCTGCTCTTAACTTTCTCTGTTCTTCTGCTAACTTGCTTCTTTGATTATATGCTTGCTCAATAGGAATAATTTCCTTACTGTACCTTGCTCTCATGTTGAGCATATTCTTCCTACTTACAGCCTTAAGTCCTTCACTTGCAAGCTGACTGGCTTGATTCTCCAAATCATTTGCATAGGTCTTGTACATCTTATAGGTATATGGGTCAGTCTGCTCATTGGCTAAGCCATCCCATATACCAGCCTTTGTAGACAAGTCAGTATATTGTTCCTCAATTTCCTTATAATTCTGACCATATATTTGATATGGTTGCAAGTACCTGTCAAAAGAGAAAGGCTGGAACTTGCTATTTACAACCAAACTATAATTTGCCATATTAGTAAGTGAGACCTCCTCTTCTCTTCTTTAATTTTCCTCCTTTAGAATACTTGCCTCCTGCTACAGACATCTTGTAATCCTCCCACTCTTCTTTACTCCATTCCTTAGGTTTCTGGCTTAGAGTACCAAATACCCCTGAGTTGATTAGCATATCCCTGTCAGACCTGTTATAAGCATCTATTCCTATATTACCCAATGAGTCAAACAGATTAGTCAGGTTAGCACTCATACTTGCACCTCTTCTTGCATCTATTGCATCTCTCATTGCCATAGCTTGTGTAATACCACTTAGCCTTGTACTTCCTGCCTTTAGTGCAGCCTCCTGATTAGCCATTGCAGCTTTAAGCCCCATCTCAGAGTTTGCTTGATTGGTTCCTCTATTAAACTGCTCTACCATCTGTCTCTGTGCCAAGTTATACTCCTCAGCCTGTCTTGCCAAGTCTCCCAACTTGCCTTGTGCATTATAGTCTGCTGCAAGTAGTGCGGCATTCCTTGAAGGACTTGAAGAGTTCATAATAGCTCTTCTTGTTGCACCAGCCTGTGCACCAAGCTTATTTATATAAAAGTTCCTGTCAAGTGGTTTATATTGCAGATAATTCCCTATTGGCTTATAGCTTACAGGAACATAATTACCTACTTTGTTTGCAGCCTCTATGATTGCATCAGGTCCTGTATAATCAGGCCTGCTGAATATACTTTGACCCAATCCTATTGCAGAACCTACTACAGGTGCATATCTTAGCCAAGTAGCATCAAATCCTCTTCTATCTGTATTACCCTTTCTTTTGGGTACCCTAACTTTAGCAGGAGTTGTACCTTCCACATTAGAAGGTATATCATATCCTACTTCACCAATACCTGATATTTCCATAGGGGACAAGCCACTAAATCCTGCATAAAGCCCATCAATACCTATAGGCTCTATGGTAGAAGGTATGTCATAATCCACATATTTAATCATGCTGGGTCTCTTTGCTGTAGCTGTAACCTCTGGCATCTCTCCTGATTTCCAAGAACCAAACACCGGAGTATATGTGTAATCATCAGGTATAAGACCTCCTTCTGCATATTGTACTCCTTCAAGTCCATATTGCCCCTGTCCTCTAAGAGCCTCTTGCTCCTGCATTAACTTTATGAGGCCATCTTCCAGCCCCCTCTTGCTTATTGGGTCATTGGGCCTTTCCTCAGACTCCTTTTGAATCCTTTTGGCAGCATCTGCAAATGTCAGACCTTTGCCACCTTTCAATTTATACTTCTGCTTCACTGAATCAGGTACTTTAATCCTGTTACTAAATACATAATCGTTATAAATCACCTCTCCTTCTTCCACAAGATTAGGTATTCCATTATAATCAACCCCAATCTGTACTCCTTCATGTGGATTCTCTTCATGGTATCCTCCATTATTTATAACAGTGACACCATTGGTAAAATCTGCTCCATGAGTACCCATGAGGCCACCATCTCCAAATGGATTAAAAGGTATTTGTATATTAGGTTTGGTAATAGTTCTCATATTATAATCTGATAAGTCAGACAGACTGGGAGTGTGCATCTTGTCATATACAGACCTTGCCTTCTTTCTTTTAGAGGTTCTAGAGAACTCCTCTCCCCTGACATATCCTCTTTCAAATGCAGAGGAGGAAGCCTCAGGAGTATTGGATTTCTTGAAATTGTTCAGACTTCTCTTACTCAACCAATTCATCCTATCTACACTATTAAGTGTATTTTCCAAGTAGTCCATTTGGCTAGGCAGATAAGAGCTTTCAGGTATTCTGGCACCTCTCCATTGCATGATTCCATGTGCTCCCTTTCCACCACCTCTGGGATTATAGGCATAGGGATTGAACCTTGATTCCCCATATATTGAACTGTATACAGCAGCCTTTTGAGAGTTATTAAGTCCCATGTTATTTACCCTGTCTGCTATATAGGCACTGTAAGGCAAAGTAAACTCTTCATCTATCCATCCTCCATCATCATGTTTCCACTTTCTAGCATTCAAGGCAAAGGTAGCCATCTTCTTTTGTGCAGGAGTACCATGCTCCTTGAACCAAGATGCTGACTTTCCAGTCCTCTTTTTAAGGGCAGTAAACTTGCCTCTGTTCTCAGGCTTGATATGAATCTTACCTCCCTTTGCCATGTAATTGGACATAGCTCTTAAATCATTCATCTTATCGGCACTTTCTATTGCATTATCATAACTTAGCAGTGCCCTGCCTCTGGCTATCTCCTGTTCCTTCTTCAACTCATTGTATAAATCTTCTGCCTTGTCACTGAACAATCCATCTTTCCCAATATCTGATTGGGAGAAGTCTGCTCCAAAGTCCTGATTAGACCATTGATTAAGTATAGAGTCATTGCTACTGCTATCAACTTTAACTGTACTCAGGGCATTATTGGAGTTTCTGACATTATTGACATTTTCCTCATTAATCTTTGAACCGAATAATGCATTGGTTATACCACCTATCAACCCAGTACCAGCAGACACAATGCCTCCTAATAAAGGGTTGACTGTGCTAATGGCAGAACCCACAGTACTTCCTACTTTATTGACTGCATTGCCTGCTCCTGAACTTAGTCCATTACTTATTAAACCATTTGCTGCATTACCAGCAGGGCCTAATAATCCAAGACCTAGTTTACCTAAGTTTTCTTTGGTAAAAAGCTTGCTAATGTCCCATATACTACCACCATCATCATATCTATTAATGATACCAGTAGTAACAGGACTATTGTGTTTCCTTATAACTTTTCTATTAACCATGTTATAATAATTTATTTGCAAAGATAAGTAAAGTATCAGAATTATACAAGAATATTATTTAAAAAGTAAAGGGAAGATAAGTTTATTACTTACCTTCCCTTTAGGCTATCTCCATCAAGTTATTCAAAGTAGTGCACCACCATATCATGCAATATGGTCTTATTTGTATTTTCAGATTCCATAGATAGCTTAAGATATAACCAAGGATTTCTCATCCTGTCTCTATTGTTTGATTTATCCCTTGGTATATTAGCCCTCCATATCCTGAACTTCTTCTTGAGACTTGAAGGTCTTCCAAGTACATGGGTAAGCTTGGATTCACCACTTTGGTATTCATTCCAAACACTAAGAGTATCATAGGTTGTATCCAATAGCTTACCTTCACTGTTCCAACTGTCTGCCCTGAACTCAAGAGTATTAAATATCTTATCCTGGGTCATATCAGGATTGGATATGACAGTAGTATAGAAAGGTTGGTAACTGTTAAAGAAGGTATTATAATCGCCTTCATTGTGCAGCCATAGCTTCCCATCCTTTACCCACAGTCCCCTGTCTAGTATATTGGAGAAATATGGCACATTCTCATAGCTGTAGAATGAAGAGAACTGGCCTAATGGTTCTGAAAATGCCAAGCACTCATCCTTGCTTATGAAGAATACATCTCCATTTACCTTATCATAGTATGTTACAAATCCACTAAAGTCTTTAGGATTCCATACATTTATTCCAGTTGACCTACTGTTAATCCATGAATGGAATCCAAGCCTATCAGAGATGTTATCCAACTGGTTGTTGAGTAGGAAGATACCTTTGGTAATATCATCTATAAAATAGGTACCATTAGGTGTCCTGCATATAGACCACTTATTAGAACATCCTATACTATCAGATAAGTACCTCTTACCAGTAACTTTTCCACTGTTGGCAATTTCAATAGGCACTCCATTAGTGGGAGAAATCTGCACATTCTCATTATACAATATCTGACTAATGCCTTTATCTTGAAAAGCAAGGATATTATTATTATTATGCATTCTCAGAGCTGTTATACTACCCTTATCACCATCAAAATCAAGAGTGGATGCAAGAGTGATATTGGTCCAAGTATCAATAAGTTCTCCAGCAGTTTTAGTCTTAGTCCAAGTAACCACATTAGGAAATTTGTTCAATACTGAAGTATCATCAGTACTTACCTTATAGGTAAAGAAGTTATCCTTTTGATTGTATACTTGATTTAGCTTGTTAAAGTTCTCAGGGGTTATATATAGATTAGAAGTATTGCCTCTATTATTGTCATACCTGCCATCTAGATTTACCCTTGTCTCACACATAAATGACATTATCTCAGTCACCGAGTTTTCATCTTCCAAAGTAAATGGATAAGTCTTTAAATGGTCATATCTTTGGAAGTATGTGTCTCCTTCCAAGTACTTTACAAGATAAGTATGGCTGAAGTCATCATCATAGAAATAGGTAGTTTTTCCACATGGTAACCATTGATTACTCTGTATAGCATCATCAGACTCTCCTCCAAACCTATTGGTGACATCATCTCTGTATAATTCTGCTAACCACCACCAGCCGTATTGGATACTTTTAACTGTCTTATTAGGACCAGTACCTACAAAGTCTCCTATAACATCCTGAGACACAGAGTTGTATACTTCCAAAGTATCCCAGAAGTTAGGGGCACCATCATGAGTTATTGCAACATGGTTTACAGGCCAACTACTAGATGTAGGCTCTCCATAATCATTACCATCTATGATAGTAGGCAAAACCTTATATGAGTACTTACCCAAGTTGTACTTGTCTTCAAGTACAATAACAGCATGAGGGGTAGACTTGTACTTTATGTGTACAGGGTCATATGCCCTATTTATTGAGTTATCAGTGAAAGGTATGGTAGGTGTAAAGTCACCACCATATATGTCGTGGTTAGTATATGAGGTATCATTCCGATTATAGGTGGAAGATGTTACAATCTGGTAATAATCACTACCTGAATATTCAGTATTTGAAGTAATCTTATCCACATTTCCATAGTACACTAAAGTACCTTTTCCAGAATGCTCCTGAGCCTTCAATTTGAGTGGAGTAACCTCGTTTGAATTAAAAATCTGTGCATCTGCAAGTTCCCCTGAATCCCATGTACTAGTACTGCTAAGGTACAGGTTAGTGGCAGAGAATTTCAAATTGGATAGCCTCTTATACTGTAACTTGGCAGGTCTATATCCATTCTCATCTGCCCAGCCTGTACCATCAAGACCTCCACTCCTATGCCAAGGATATGTGGCAAAGCCTATCTGCATCCTTCTATATTGTGAGGGCATAACACCACCAAAGTCTCTTTGAATATTATCTATCCAGTTGATATTAGCCAATTGGCTTCTGAATGCCCAAGGGGATATGTTGACACTACCACAAGACTCCTTATAAAACCCTGTTGGTGGGAACTTCTTATTATCTGCGCCAACCATGGTAGTTCCTGTGGTAGAAGTTACAATGTCAATATCCCCTACACTGGCGGTTACCAAAGTTGCACCTATTATCCTCAGCTTACACTTGGAAATATCATAATTCTCAACTTCACTGTTAAATTCAATATCTGGGGAATGAAGAGTAACTATTGATTGGTCTACAAAAAACTCATGTTTATGCTTCTCCACATATTCACTAAAATCTATCAGCAAATGGTTTCCTCCTGCAAGGCGTGGAGTGGCAGGAGGGTAGGATATATTCTGTATCTCCGCATTCCTATGAGTGTTTCCTGGTATAGGACTACTATGCCTACACTCAGCCCAAGTACCTGTATCAATCAAGGAAATATTTATATTAACCGACTCATTAGGAGAATAAAACTGCTTATCATTATTTATTATACCATATCTTGACAAGGTTTGGTCACTATATAATGCCTTTTCAGGAACGTCAAATATAGGTGACACATCTGGCAAGCCTGCATCCCCAGACTCTGACCTCATCACATCAAAGGGAATGTTGGGTCTTGAGAACCAAGAAGACTGTACAAATGGGGAATTACTGAATCTGTCACCAACATTATAAACAGTGGGACATAAAACTCCTTGGCATATTACTTCTCTATCCCCTATAGAGGGATATACTATTATAGGTCTGAATCCAATATATCCTAAATCCTTTAGTTTACCAATTATGGTATCATCATTGAATGATACCTTAGGTATGCACTTATAGAATACCAGATTTGAAACACCAAAACTACCATATAAGTCATTAGTACCGGGTGTTTTGGTAATCTGAGCGTCTTTTATGAGTACTGGAGAAGACCACCTGCCTGACTTATGCTTAAACTGTATGCCAAATCTGTACCACTCCAAATATTTAAATATCTTAATAGTGCTAGAGTTGTTATTCAACTGAAACTTATGTTGATAATATCCAGAAGGTGTTCCCAAATTAATTGTGGTAACTGTATTGAGGTTTACATTTAATCCTCTGAAGTACTCTCTAATAGAGCTATCAGGCTCAATTCTATTAACATTGATATTTCCTAAGAATAATGTATTGTCCTTTTGGCACATTGTACCACAAGATATGTCTTCTCCTCCCAAGTATAATAATTCAGTAGGGTCAATACTCTCTCCAATATTACCAGTATCTGTAAAACTGATTGTTTGAGTAGAGGAAGATAACTTTATATCTTGAACTCTTTTGACAATGGGAGTTGAATCTTGTGTAGTTCTCAGTATTGAATATAATCTGACATACTCACATGCAACATCTTTAACAGACACTGTTACATTAAAACTCACAGATAAAGAATCCTCAGGACTACCTCCATTATCATACTTTGTTATGTAATATAGAGGAGATATAGCCAGTATATTGGACTCCTGAGCATTCTTGGTATAGACTGTAACACAATATTGTATTACCCCTGACGGGAATATCCCACTATACCCTTTTTCTATATTGGTTATGTTAACAGTTGAACCGGGATTCAAACTCATAACAAAGTCAAAAGAATTGGGTGTGTAATCTTCTATAGAAGTAATATTGATAACTCTGGGCTGGTTTAATCCATCAGTCCAATATACTTTCTGTATGTTATCATCTTCATAGAATGACAATGTCTCTATAGGATATAGAGGATTAAAGTTAAGATTACCTTTGTTACTATCATATAATATTACTCCATGCAAGCTGTCCTTGTCAAACCATATCTTATATATGTAATCTTTTCCATTGTCTTGGTCTGTAGTGAACAGTACTAGATAACCATTAATTGTAGCTTGTCCTATAGGCAATCCCTTTATAGAGTCTATACCTTCTATGTTTGATACCTCTTTAGTGCCCTTCTCATTTACTATGCTGAGCAGGGTATTATCATCAGTAGACATTATCCTTATATTCTTGTTCTCATAAGCATACTCAGAAGAGAATTTGCTTACAGACAAGTCCCTCTGCATACCTTTTATCTGCCATGTAGATTTCTTTATCATACTATTGCAATTTTATATACTCTTTATTGCCAAGAGAAGAGAATCCATTATCAAACTCACTTGTCCTTTGAATAAGAGTATTCCACATTCTGCTTATTGATTCCATTTCAGATTGTGATGGTATAGTAAATTCACTCTGTAATTGTCCTGCTGACCAAGCATATTGTTGTTGGGTGTTCTGTAATACAGCAGGAGAAATCTTTCCCATATCAAACAAAGTAGTGAACTCTTCCATCTTAATATATAGCTCAAGTGTTCTCATAAACACAAGATTGTCTATGAGCAATGGAAACCCATCCTCATCTATTGGAACAGACTTATATGAGACTATTATATCTCCTGACTTGAAGGAAGTATATATTACTCTGCCTTGTGTCTTAAAGGTAAACTCTTGTGGTCTTTTATGTCCTTCATACTTATCACGGTGTTCTCTAGGCATGAAATTATCTGTCATGCTCCTTAAACATATCCCAGTCTTACACTCCTTCACCTGATTTATGGATACAAGGTCACAGGGCAATATGGCCCTAAACTCTTCTATATGCAGTACACTCTCCTTATTTAAATATAACTCTGGCATTCCAAATATCCCAATAAATGTAACTAGGTGGGATACCACTTGTTCAAGTGTAAGGTTCTGCAATAGAGGATGTCTTTTCAGTCTATCCAGTATCTGTCTGATGTTAGTATATTGAATATTATTAATCATTTATCCATCTCAATTAAATTTCTACAATCCTTTAGTTTAACACTTGAAGGCATCAATCTTGCCATCTTTTATCCTCTTCTTCAATTCTTTCCTTAATTCTCTATTGGGATTGAACTCATAAAAGGTTTGGTTATTATAGTCTGCCTTACTTCTATTATAATGGATTTTAAATACCTCTTTCTCCTCCATTCTAACTAAAGTCCTATTATCATAAGATTCCTTGTCTTCATACCATAACCTTAATGTCTTATCCCAATCTATTGGCAAGTTGGTGACAACCTTATTATCTTTAAGGTAGATTTTGGCATCATATTTTCTCAGCTCCAGTCTTCCCATCCTATGAGGAAGACTAATATCATGTCCTTTAAGTAGCTCTTCAGCCAGATAGTTGTTGACTCTTCTTATAATGCTGTAAAACTCATGCTCAGTCAATGGCCTGCCTATGTCAAACCACTTGTTTTTCCTTATATACTTGTAGGCATCGTACACACCCAAGGAACCTGATACCTTATGTGTCCTATGTTCATTCAAGTGACACACTGATGTCCTAAACTCCTTCCATTTCTTATACTCTTCTTGACAATCACTCATAGGTTACTGCTTTACTGAAACATCAGATGAATCATCCTTAGCATTGTTCTTATTATCATCAGGTCTGTATTTAGCACCCAGCACCTCTCCTACTATAAGACTTACAAGGGGAGTAACAAGGCTCTCCTCAATAGGAAATTTCCTATCAAGCACATCACACTCCTTATTGTCTCCACATTCCAATTCAGAGGCTATGCTGGCATCTTCAAATATAGCAGTTACCTTTATCTTGGAGAGGTAAAGGAATTGGGGATTCATAGAGATTAAATACAAGTGGTTATCCGGAGCAAGGGAGCAATATATTATGTTTTGTAGATATTTGTCATATCCTACATATCTCATCCTATCCCTGCTTATGAAGGTAATACTATCCTGATAGAAATCAATAGGGTATACTCTGGTATTACTGACACTTAATATATTAGGTACCTCTTCCTTACTCATAAGATAGGCTCTGCCACATGAATCAGAAGGAGATACTGATTTGGTCAAATCCAGACATATAGTCTGATAGTTGCTTTCAGGTATATGCTTCTTGACATCAGAATATCTTTGCTTTATAAGGAATGCCCTATACTTATCTGCCAAAAGTATAATATGATTCTCATTGAAAGTAGAGTCATCTGATATACTCTTTACCTCATCCAGACATAAATAAACTAATTCTCTGTATGTCATAACTATATATGCATGCTTATTAATAAATAAAAAACTATTGCAAATATAGATATTTATAATCAATATTGCAATAGTTTTAATTGAATCTTTTGCAGTAAGCAAATATATAACTTATATAGCAGGAGTTCTAGGTTTGTTATCTTGTGTGAATCTTATCATGCCATCCTCAGATATTCTGATAGATTCCTCTTCACCATACACAGCAGAGCTTTCCTCAGTAGGAGGATATGGTATCAGGCATGAAGTACCAAATATACAATATAGGGCATTATTCATGCTATTGTAGTCCTTATCATCTATAAAGGCAGACATTGGACCGCTAGTAAGCTCTTCTATCAAGGACAAAAGCAGTAACTTATTGACATCATTATAACACACATATCCTGTACTTGAAAGTACATTGAAGTATGTAGTTAATGCCCTTTCCAATACATTACTTAAGTTATCCATAATGAACACTCACATTTAGTACTTGTATCATCTGTTATCACACAGTTCCTAAAGAACTTGTTCCAATACTTTATTGCCAAAGTATAGTTCCCTGTCTTTAAGGAAGTAGTAAAAGCCTTCAGTTGAAGGTATTTGTCTATAAGCTGCTTGGGAATATTGCAAGTCTCCTCTACCTGTCTGATGCCACCCATCAGTGACTTATAAAGGTTATGCATATTGACAGCTATTCCTAAATCATAATATCTGTCATATCCACATGGAGTATCAGGTGCCATTGTACCTTTGACAGTAATATAGACAAAGAATAAGTCCTTACCAAAATCTACTGCTGCATTGAAATCTGTCTTGTCTAGGATTAATGTCACATGCTTGGAATTACCATCAATGCTTTTTGTATATACACTGCTTGATGATGGCCCAGAGGTCATGAAGGTATCCTGAGTATCTATGACTACTGAGTCAATATAGACATCATCATAGAAGGAGTATGCTTCTATAGAAGCATCAATTACCAACTGCCTGCATTCTCCTGAGGCTTTTAATGTAGCAAATCTTATCATATTACACAAATTAGGTAAATAAAAAAAAAAGGAGACTATAAAAGTCTCCTTATTTGTATCTCGCTTTTAGGAGATGTCTGCAATAGTAAGTCCTGTAGCAGTTTCCACTGCACCGATTATATGATTGAGAACTTCTTTATCTGCACAAGCAATAGTTATTGTCTTTTCAGACTTTTGTACTGACTCATTGCTGCCTACATAGGCATAGTGTATATCAAGCACATTATATGTCTTGCTTGGGTCTATCAGATAAGTGGTAGGAATGTTGTTAGGCCAGCCAATGCCTCTGTAGATGTCTCCTCTTTCACCCATACAGAAGTACTCTAAGTCTGCAATAACCTTACCATTACCTATTGTACCATTGGTACCCATCTCTACAGTACCCCAAATTCTCTCATCTCCATCTACAATTATTTCAACTGGCTGTACAGTGAAATATACTGGTGTCTGAGACATAACACCTAATCTCCAAGGCTGTTCTACCTCAGTAATTCTGATGCTGTCAATGTCAGCTACAATTGCTGAAGTACCATCATGGTATGGGTTAGTACTATCACTCTTGCCATTATCCTTAGTAGAAGGAGTTACTGTCATATAACCATTTGCATCAAATCCTCCCTTGCTCTTGGTTGCAGCACTATGTACCTCAATCTTAATCAAGGGAACTATTTCCCTGCTAAAGTTCTTAGCAATAGATTGAGCAAGAGTCTTGTAGAACACATCAGCAGTCATGCCAGAATAAGCATGAACCATGCCATATTTGAAGTATTGGTCCTCATCAGACATGCCCACATACTGTTTAAATGCAATTCTTAGGATATAATCCTGACCTGCAACTGGAGCACCACCATTAACACTTGAATCCAATGCTATGGTAGCTGACTTCATCTTGTAAGCCATGCTATCAGCACTAGTTGCCTTTGCATAGAGAATGTTTTCTATATCTATAAGGTCACTTCTCATTCTGTTATTAGCTCCCTTATATTCAAAATACAGGTGTTTCTTTTCAGTATCATTTGATACTGCAATAGCACCAGCAGTGTCAGACTCAATTACAGGGTGAGTCTTAAATACAGTTGCTACATAAAATTGCCTTACCTGATTTGTACTAAATGTTGCCATTTTAATTTAATATTAAATTACACAATAGTTTATTTTGTTCTGTTTGTATCCAAACCCTTACTTGCTATTGCAAGTCCTACTGCCCTATCAAGTATTACCCTATGCAATGCAGGATGTAAATCACACTCTGTTATCTTGCTTTCTCCATTTATGTTTAGATGGGCAGGCAGTGCTACCAATATAATTGGATTGGGTTTAGATAGGTACCTGACTAAGTACCTGCTTATATTATACTTTGATACTATTTCTGCAATCCCATTATCAATATCAAGTCTCAGGACTCTCCTGTATCCCGGACCCCTGAATGGATTGTTATATGTATTGTAGTAATCATCCAAGGTAGTGGGTACCACAAGTACTTGGTTACCATCCTTACAGCCTAGCTTATCATCCCTCAGTTCAACTGATTCATAAACTATAAACCACAAGTCACTAGGTAACTTGAAGAATACAGACTTATCAGATATTCCAGTAATGTCTGCTATTTTTTCAGTAGTGGTATAAGTCTTTACCAAGTTGCTCAGGTATCTCCTTATTTCCTCAGTCTCTTCAAATGATTCCCTGAATGGATTCTTACCATTGTATAATTCCACTAACAGGTCTTCTTGGGCTTTTGTAAGAAAGATTGATTTCTCATACTCGTTGAACTCAATTCCACCTGAAGAGTAGCTGTTCAATAGAACATCAAATTCATTAGAAAATTCCTCAGTTGTCATTATTCACTTCTTTGTCCCAGTTCAACACTACTTTTCAAATCTCCCATATAAGCAGATTTAGCTAACTCTACTGCCCTTTGAAGAATTTCAGGATGTAGTTCACTATTCAAGACACATGGAGATTGCTCTGATTCACCATCTACTGATACACCAACCAAGTCCTCCAATACTATTGGTTTAGGCTTGATTAGATATGTGATAAAGTAAATGGCCTTGGTATCCCTTGGACTTTCACCTCCAGATTCTCCTAGGAATTGCTCATCTGCATCATGCAATATAAACCTGAACCCATTGTACTTTGTGGGAATTACAGTCTGGTCTTCAGACCCTTTAGGGTCTCCAAAAGTCTCTATAACTCTCCACACTTGCCTCTTTAAAGGTCTTCCATAGGGCTTGCTCAGGTTATTAAGCAAACTATCTAATTTTATAGGCACTACCTGATAATACTTATCTACATTATTATCTGTATCCTTAATGATTATCCTTTCTGATACCACTAACAGTATTTTGTCAATAAAGCTAGGGGCATTGAATAATACAGCTTCAGGAGCACTGCCATAGATATTTCCGGGGATTGTGACCCCCTCCAAAATATCAGTTCCCCTCTTGGAATCCACCTTTATCAAGGGACAGGCTTCTTGCACTAGAAGAGTAGAGAAATCTATTTGTCTTTTGGCAGAATCATCAAACCCTTGCTGGTACTTGTTACCTCCTTGGGTAGAAGTAAAGTAGTTCTTTACTATCTCATTCTGAGCTTTTGTGAGAAACACAGACTTTTCATACTCATTAAGGCCCGGAGCTTGGTTACTGGATATATTATTGTAGAGAACATCAAATTCATCTGAAAACTCCTGTAGTGTCATAATCTTATATTCTTCTTTATTTTAACTTGGCCTCCAAGGAAAACTTGATTTCCTGATGTTTTGGAGAGTTCAGGTACTTGGCTGCTGTATTCAATGTAGGTTCCTCATTAGCCTCACATAGTGGAGTATTGTCACTTCTCAAGTATAGGAAACCCCCTCTATTTGAAATCAATCCTGCTTCTATACTCTTCTTGATGAATACCTTAGTAGGCAACATTGGGTCAGTGATAACCTTCAGGAATATCTTGCTATCAGCCTGTATTAAGCTATTAACCTTAGTCTGCAAGAACTCAAGTTTAGCAGTCTGTGATGTAGGTCTACCATCAATAGTCTCAACAATAACTCTTAATGTATCAATATCATCCTCAATCTTACCAAACTCTTTATAGCACATCATTGTAGTGCTCATATTATTCTTAGCAACCTTAGTCTCTTCACCCTCAGAAATGATAACAAACTGGTAAGTAGCCTTAGGAGTATCTTGCAATGCTTGCAATGAAGAGGCAATATAATCCTTATTAGCTAATAGTATCTTATATCTGATATAATCCTCTGGGTCAGATAGATTGAAATAGTTATCCTGCTTTGTCAATCTTACCTTATTGATACCATTCTCATTGGAATCATCCCAGAAGTTATCTACCTTCTTATAGATACTTAGTGCATTATATTCAAGACCCATTATTTCCTCAAGAAATGCCTTTTCCTTGTCTGTAAGGACATTAACAAACATACCTGAAGATAATCTTGGTACTACAAATGTTCTAACTGCACCCTCTGCCATACCTCCTGACAATACATGCTTAGGGTTATTACCCCACATACCTGTCAGCTTAGGTACATGTCTTACAATAATTCTCTCATTTCTCAGACAACTAACTAAGGCATCATCAGATACCTCTACTTTCTTTTGTGTCTTCTTAGGGCTTTTTACAGTAGCCTCTTCTTTTGATACTTCCTGAAGTGGAGTCTCTGTATTGTCTATATCAAAGTCAGGTACAGTATAATCCACCTTCTCTTCCATTTTCTTTTCTGCCATATCTTCTCCTTAACTTTTTGAAATAAAATAAGGGGAGGGAAGATTATCTTTCCTCCCCTTTTATCATTAGCCCTGTAGAATTGCAGGGATTAGTGACATAGTTCTTGTTGGGTCAAGAACACAGATACCAAGAGTAGCCATTCTGTGAATTACAGCAGAATCCTCATCAAATGACATGTAAGGATTACCCTTTTGACCTGTGAATGGGTTTCTTAGACCCCATTGATAACCTCTGTACTCATTGTCACCCTTAATCTTACACTTAAAGATATTAGGTTGGTCCATAGTACCAATGTACATAATATCATATCTGTAAGAGAATGCAACACCTCCATTTGGATGAAGTATCTTGTTTCTTACTGGGTCATCATAGAATGGGTCTACATCAATCTTAACTCTAACACCATTAGGAGCCTTATACTCAACAAATTGGAAACCAGCACTCAATGAGTTTTGGTGCAACTTAGATTGAGTCTTTTGAATAACACCAATAGAGCTGTTGTCAAGAACAAATTGTGTCCAACCTGATACTGTCTTTAGTACTTCCTTGTGGAATTGGATAGCACCTCTCTCACCAGTCTTAATCAAGAAGTATCTGTCTCCAAAGTCTAACTTAGAAGCAGAAAGATCATATAGAGCATCTTCAAGAAGCTTCAAGCTGAATGTGTTGTAATACACAGTATTAGCAACTTCCATCTGCTCAAACAGAGCAGCACCTGTCTTAATAACATTACCAGACTTACCAAAGTTCATGTACTCACCATTGGCATTTCTGTTGCTTCTACCAAATGCAAGTGCATTGTTCTTGTACTCAGAGAATTGCTGTTCTACTTCCCAATCTACATTGTGCATCCACATTGTAGCAACTGACTTAGTACATCTACCCTCAGTTTCCTTAACAATAGGAATACCTACAGCCAGCTTCTTGTTCAACATAGAACCTGGAACCTTGTGTTGGATTCTTACTACAGACCACTCATTTCTCATAGAAACAGGGCTTGTAAATCTTACATCACCAACCTTTCTTGAAAGTTCCTTCTCAACAAATGCAGCTTCAACTGAGAATCTCTCACCTGCAAGCAATCTTTCAGCAGGAACACCTGCTGTGTTACCACCAGCAAGCTCTACCTTATACACTGCATTAGTACCCTCCATTCTTGGGTCTCCAAGTATTCTGAACTGATAGATTTCATTCAGATTACCTACAATGTATTCACCATCAGCAAACCAATCCTCAGGGAATACCAAATAGAAGGGAGCAGTGCCTACTCCAATCATACCACTGGCATCTGTAACAACAGTACCATTTTCATCTCTTGCCTCTACAAGAGGAATGTTTCTCCTTGAAGAACCAATAACATCCCAGTAGTATTCATTATCATCCTCAAACTCTCTTGTTGGGAATTGATTTAGGAATGTGTCAAGTGTCTTTCCTCTATAGAAGGCCAGCAGTTGTACCATTAGGTTTGTAGCCTTCTGTGGAGCTAACTGAAAGATAGAACCAAGGTGGTTTTCCTTAGTAAGGCCCTTCCAGTGTTGGAAGCCTACCATTTGAAACTTACCTAATTTTCCAGCCATCGTCAAAAAATATTAAAAATTATAAATTATTTTTATAAAACCATTAGTAATTTTATTTCTCCATAAGTAAATACCAGACTTAAACATAGCTTAGACATCAAGATTCCACCCTTTTCCTATGAAAGATTCAGGGTCCTCATCAACTCCACTGACAAACTTTAGATTACCATCTGAGGTTCTTGCTGTGTTGTTGAGAGTATGTTCCAGCTCTCTAAGACCTTTCTTTACTTCTTTCTTTACTTTACCTTTCACCAAACCATCAAGGTTCTTAAAGCCATCAGTTAGTGTGAAAAGTAACCCAATGTTCTTTAGGAAGTCTGTTCTGTTCTCCATCTCATATTTTTGGATAGCAGT